CGCAGTTCGAACCGGTCGAGCCGGCGTTCCGGCCGCGGACCGTCGGCGGCATCGAGTTTCAGCTCAAGGAAAACGCGCGGTCCCGGGCTGAACACGGGCTCGCCGTTCCGGATTTCGAGCTCCTCGAGGCGTCCAAAGTTGATGGTCTGGAACAGGCGCAACAAGCGCTGCCAGGCTGGAGAGAGATCGGCGAACTGCATGGCCTACTCCCCCATCCCGGCGCGATTGCGCACGAGGAATTCGTCCACGGCGGCGTGAATGCGCGGAGGGCGCGCGCCGCCTGGTTCATACTCCTCGCGCGGCGCGAGACCCTTGAGTTCGCGGAGCAGGCGGACGCGGATGCGGTCCAGCCGCTTCATGACCGTCCACACCAGATCGTCATCGAGCTGGTGCAGGGCGGTGGCGCTGGCGATGACAAGCGCCACGTCGGCCAGCGCCTCGCGGACGAGCGATTCCACATTGACAGGAGGGCCGGCATTGGGAGGTGCGGCCGCCGGCGGGACCGTTGGGTTCGTAGCAGAGGGTAAGGTGCTCATCGATTGCCTCGGCCCCGATCCGTGGAAAATTCCGTGGGAAGGCGGCTTTCCGCCGCCGCGCAACGCTATGTAGTTGAAAACAGGAAGAATTTAGTTTTGAAGAATTTTCGGCGCGCATGCCTGTGGCCGTGGAAAATTCCACGGTGGCTTGCTGGCTCGCTTACCGGCGGCGCTCGGAGGAGCAGTCGAAGGTCGCTGCCCAAACCCTAGTCGTCTCGCTGAACTGTAGAGGATCGCCAGCGAGGCCGGTCTGATCACGTAGCCACTGGTTGAGTTTCAGAACGGCGATGTCATCACCCCTCCGCGCCAGCCTCCCGCCTGCCTGCAGCAGGTCAACTAAAGCCCGGCCCTCCGGCAGGAGCCGGTCCACATCCCGCGCGAGCCCCAGATCCACCAGCGAGTACTCATGCCAAAGTGTTTCCTGATGTTCCGCCGCGTTGGTTTCTCCGGTGCGGGCTTCCCTGGCGCCTCGAAGCCGGTTCGCTTTGACGCCTACCGCAATTCGGCCATCGCCGCGCTCGATGATTTGGTAGCTCATCCACGAGCCGTCCGACGGCAGCGGGAGGTTCATGTACCCCGCGCGCCGGATCTTGAAACAGCACGTGTAGGCTCGTTCATCCGCATCCCAGCGGATCGACTCGCCTTCGGCGGCGAGCAAGTTCCCGAGCCTCTTTCTGAGATTGCTGATCTGCTTGCGAAAACCGTCAGCGCGGGTCTTGGGGTCCTTGACCTTGACCTCTTCCATAGGCAGGCGGCCGCGGCGTAAGGCGAAGAAGCGCAGGATCTGATACGACTTGTCACTCTCTCCTGTCTTCCGCCGGGAATCGGCAAAGCCCGCGTCTTCGGGATCGATTTCCCATGACTGGCCTCGCGCGAAAACTCGCAACGACGACTCGCCGGGCTCCAGCGTGATCTCCGGCCAGGTAATCCCTCCGGGGATGGGCAGGCTGCGGATCTTATCCTCCTTGATGGCCCGGTCCCTGGGCAGGGCGTCCTCGATGTAGTCGAGATCCACCGTGAGTCCGTCCGCGCCGAGCTCCACCGCTTGCGCCACGTCAAACACAGTCAGCCGGTCCAGGCCGTCCTGTTTAGGGAGTTGGACGACGAACAGGATGCCGTCCCTGGTGGTCAGAGAGCGCCCGGCTGCGTCGGCAATCCTCGCCTCCTCGCCGCTCGCGGCCATCGCCAGGAACACGTCGCGGAACCGGCCTGCCAGGCGTCGCCGCCCGAGTTTCCACATCATGCCAGCCAGGACCTCTTCGACCGTTCCAGACAGATCCATCGCCGCAGCGAGTCTCTTGGCCATGGCGCTGGCGTCGACAATCCACTGCCACAGACGGATTTCCGGGACATGCACCGGGCCCTCTTCCATGCACTGGATATAGGCTCGTTTCCCCAAAGGGTCACGGACGCTCGACTCCCAGCGCACTTGCTCCCAATGGCCTTTCCCGCACGCATCGCAGGTGACCTTTTCCGCGAAGGGGCCCACCCGCAAAATCCCCAGCTTCACCAAGTGCTCGAGGCGCTCCCGCGGCCACTCTCGCACCTCATCGAAGCAGAACACTCGCTCTCTTGAGGCGCATCGGCGCACGACGGCACGCCAGAGTTCAGCCGGCGACCTCAATCGTCCACTCCTTGAGGTATCCCCGAAGAATATCCGCCTCGTCCGAGTCGTCCAGATTGCAGTGTGTCGGCGTGATTTCGAACGTAACCGTGCGCTTGCGTTTGCCGGGCGACTCGAACACTACCTGCAAGCTCACCTCGCGGATGGTGACGTTCGAGAGCGTTGCCGTCTGCTCGGCCAGGTGCGCCCGGATCAAGTCGTAAACGGGCTTCTGGGAGCGCCCGGTATCGACAGTGATCGTCCCGCTATCGGCCCCATGCACATCGAACCGGAGTGCCTTCACGCGGACGGAGGTGATGTGATGTTCGGGCTTCGTCGGCAACTCGACATCGGCCTTCTTGAAGAGATCGAGATTGTATGGCGCCGGCTTCCACGGTTCGGACTCCCGCGCTTCGCCGAATGCGATCTCCGTGAAGATGCCCGTCAACTCGTCACGCACCACCCGGCCACCCTGGGCGTAGAGGTCGATAGTCCCCGCCGCTCCGTCATAAATGAAGACCACCTCGAAGGCTTTGCTCCAGGGACGACGGCCCAACTCCCCCGATTCGTCATAGCCGAGAACCTCGTCTTCGTAGTCAGCGGGGTAGGCGAAAAACCAGTGGTTACCGTTGTTGCGCTTCTGGTGCTCGACCTTACACGGCGCGCCGCGGCCGTCGCGGGCGCGGTAATAGTCTCCGATGCGAGGGCCAAGTTGCGCCCTTGTCGTGTCGGGCGCAGCGAGATCCTGCTTCGGGAACCCGTTGCGCTTCTCCCACGAGGTGCGCCGCAATCCTTCGATGTGATCGAGAATCCGTGCGGCGCTGAATACGCCGGGATGATCGAGATAACAGGCGAGCGCACGCTCGTGCGCGTTGCCGAGCGCGGCGAGTTCTTCCGCTAGATCGAGCCCCTGGTCCCGCCCGGCTTCGATCAGCGCCCGCGTGCCCCGCGGCGTGGCCAGGCAATGGACTTGGCGCAGGACGCGCCCAACAGCGCGAACTTCGTCTTTCTCCATCGCTTGCCAGCGATCGAAGATACGGTCGGTGCTTCCTTTGGTTCCCGCATCCCAATCAAAGTCCGCGAAGGCAGAGTAGGGAGCAAACAATCGGGCCAGTGTTTCGTTGGGGATGAGCCGGAGAACGGTCTTGGCGTTGTACTGCATGGGCACGGATACCTCGCTACCATGGGAGGCTCCGCGCTTCAGTTCGGCGGTCAGCAGCCGGGACAACGGTAAGGCGAGGCGAGGCCCCAAGATGCCGGAGCCAGGAAAACGCTCTACACAAACGCCACTGACTCCACGATTCTACCATGGCGAAGATTAAGCGAAACAAGTCACAATGTAACGGCTTGATCGGTCGGCAAATCTCAGGCTTGACAGTGTTCGGCTTGTGGATTGTTGTGGAAATCGGACGCCGGCTCCGGACAGCCCGTAAGCCGTCGGCATTCCAGGCTGTGTACGACCGTAATTGCTTATGCTGATCTTCCGAGAAACCTCCGTAGCGTGCGCCGCAAGCACTCCTGGTCCTTGATCTCACATTCCCACACCACTAGGCTCTTCCATCCCAAACGTTGCAGCTCGGACTGCGCATTCCTGTCACGCTCCACATTCCGCGCCACCTTCCGCGTCCAATAGTCGCGATTCTGCACGGGTACGCGCGCGCCCCGGGCGCAATCATGCCCGTGCCAAAAGCAGCCATGCACGAAGATCACCTTGCGCAGTCTCGGAAACGCCAGATCCGGCTTCCCTGGCAGGTCCTTCCGATGAAGCCGGAAGCGGAAACCCATGCCGTGCGCCAGGCGCCGCACCGCCAGTTCGGGCGTCGTATCGGCGCCCTTGACCGCCCGCATGATGCGACTCCGCTGCTCCGGAGTCTCCTTCATCGCCGCAATTCGATCCTCAAGCTGGGATCGGTCTCGAACTCGTCGACGATTTCGTTGTATCGCTCTACCAGGTCCGCAACGGCCGTCTTGCGTCCTTCGGCGCCGAACTTTCCCCACTCATAGAGATTAAGTGCGACGAACTGCTCGACCTCAAAGATGTCGATCCGATCTGCGAGCCCGGCATTGCCAGCAAGGCCCTCGGCAACCGTGAGGCCGCGTTGGAGCGTCACCAACATCGGCCGATAGCCGTCGTTCAGGTTCTCGCGGCACTTCTCGATTACCGCTTCGCCCGGCGATGTCGTGACGTGAATGGCCACATCCCCAATCAGGAAATCACCTGCGCGGGAGCCGGGCGCATCCGCCGTCGAAAAACTGTTGTGCTCGACGGTTCCCTTTCCTAGCGCGCAATCGAGCTTCGCGCCGACCAAGTGCTGAAGCACCGCGCCCGCATAGTACATGCCTGGGGTGGTCTTCTGACGATCTACAGCCTGGGCGATCACATCGCGAACGACCATGCGTAGGCTGCGCGCTGCGTCCAACTTGATCTTGAACGGTTTCCCCGCGAAGAATTCATGGACCCGCTCGATCCAAAACGCCTCCACAGCGTCCAGATCGACCTCGCCTACCCTGGACAGGTTGTTCAGAAAGGCGACGTACTCCCGCATGTTCTTCAGACTGCCGCGTGACGTGCGCCCCCCTTCGTCAGCCAGGACCCGCGTGACGCCATGCCGCTTCAGAACCGCCTGAACAGCCCCCTTCCCAAGGCCGAGGACTTGGCCGCCGCCTTCCGTGAGAAGTCGATCCGGGTCCAAGGGAAGTCCCATCGACTTCGCGTGTTGTGTCACCACTAAGGCGACGCAGAGCGGGCCTTTTCCCCGGAAACGTTTTTCGACCGCGAATGCGGCCAGTTCCTGCTGGTGCGCGCCTGTCATCTCAGGCCGCTTCCTTCTGGGCGCTCTCCGCTCCTCCGGCAAGCAGCGGCTCCAGCAGGTGCGCCGCAAGGAACCGGACCACCGGGACGACGACGCCGTCGCCGGCGAGGTGGTAGGCGTCATTGTAGTTCGCCGGCAACTTGTAGGTTTCGGGAAGCCCCATCAGCCGGGCGGCCTCGCGCGGCGCCAGCAGCCGGGACCGAACCTTCCTCCCTTCGACGATCATGATGATTTGCCGGCTCGACCCGCCAACTGGCGTTCGCAGGCATCCCGAGACATCGTCGAAGCGGATTTCCGCTCGTTGTACTCGGCTTCCATTCTCATCTTGGCGAGTGCGTTTGTAGATTCCGCCGACCATCCGCTTCCCGATTCTCATGGCCTGCTCAACTTTCTTGCGGTTGATCGGGCTCATCAGGCTGATGAGGCGTTCGGTCTCCGCCGCCGTGTGCCAGGACACTCCTTGCGGTTCGTCTTCGATCACATCGGCGAATCTCAACTTGCGCGCAGGAGGCGCCGGCAAGCTCCACCACACCCAAGCGTCCTTCGACCGCTCGGACAACTTCTCATAGGCGCTCACCAGATTCTCGGGATGCCAAAGAGGGCCGGCCTCGGGCAATGCGAGGTTTGCGGGGACTACTTTCTCCTTGCGCAGCGCCACGACGAACAATCGGGGCCGGGACTGCGGCACAAATCGCACCGCATCCATCACCAGCGCGCCGAAACGATAGCCGCCACCCGCAAGCGCGGCGCCAATCGCCGCGAAGTCCTTTCCTCCATGAGAGGTGAGTGCGCCGCAGACGTTTTCAAGAACGACGATCGTCGGCGCCCGGCCCTCTTCCACCAGCGCCTCCATGAGCCGCCAGAAGGGCCAGAATGTCCCCGAGCGCTCGCCTTTCAGCCCGGCGTAATCTCCTGCCAGGGACAGATCCTGGCAGGGAAACGACGCCCATGCCAGATCGGCGCGGCCCGGAAGGTCCGCCGTGGTCAGTTTGCCCACGTCCTCGATCTTGAGGCGCTCGCGCCCCCAGTTCGCCTCGTAGCTCGCGCCTTTCTTCGTGTCGATATCGTTGGCGAACAGGCACTCCCAGCCGTCGCCGAGCCCGGCTCTCGCCAGGCCGCCGCCTGCGAAGAACTCATAGAAGGTCGGCATGCGCTCTACTCCTGCCCTTTGAACAGTGGCCACTTCTGCGCGAGATACTGTTCCGCCGTCTCCCGCACAACCCACGCCAACGAGACTTTCTTTTCCTTGGCGATGCCCTCGAGCACCTTGTAGACGTCGGGCGGGAAGCTGATCGACGCACGCACGGCGGCGTTGCTCTGAACCTTCTCTCTCTGCCGCGCTCCCTCTTTGGTTTTCATGTCCGAACCTAGCGGTTATCGTTCTTCACCACATTACACCATATCGGTGAATCCGGGAAGTGGCTGTAGGCGGACGGCTCCGGACAGCCCGCAAGCCTTTGCCACTCCAGCCTTTGTTCGTCCCAACGCACGATCTTGGCGATCCTCCTCAGCGCTGCCTCGCTGAAGGGCGCGCGGCCGGAGGGCGGCAAACGCAGCACGGCCTTCTGGATGTCCGGCGCGAGCCAGACGAGCATCATGATCTGGCTGATCCGCTCGCGGCTGACACATCCCAGGCGCGCCAGATCCGCGTAGTCGCGCACCTCGCCGCTGTCGATCATCTCCTGAAACTGAAGCGCCAGCGCCAGCACCTGCGCGGCACGCGGGTAGCGCCCAGTCCGCCGCACCGCCGTCACCGTGGATTCCGTAGCCCGCTCCGCGCGTTGGATTTCCCGCACGGTTGGCCTCAGCTTGAACCTCACCTCGAACAGGCTGCTCGCCGCCATTACTTTCCTGTGACCTCCATGCAAAGCTGCTTAATCGCCGCGGTCCGGAAGCCAACCGTCACCTCGCCGCTGCGGCCGTCGTACGTCACCTGCTCGACCAGGGTCTTGACGAACTTCTCCTGCTCGCGCGGCGTCATCTCGGCCCACAATCGGTCAAACTCACGCAGGGTTCTGCGGACGTCGGCCACGTCCACCGTCTGGCCCACCCATTCGGCCAACTGGTCGCGAACCTCGCGCAGTTTTCGTTCAAGCACTGCCGCGCGCTCCTGCACCTCGGCCATGCGGTCCACCGCCAGTTTGCCGCCCGTCCGCACGAGGCCCGCGAGTTCCTGGCTCAGCCGTTCGAGTTCGCGCTCGATCAGCCGCTTCTCGCGTTCCAGGGTTTCGATGTCGCCCACGCGCTGCTCGCCCAGCGACTCAACAACCCGATCCACGACACTCGGGTTGGCGGCGATGCCGCGGATCTGCTCGATGACCGCCTGTTCGATCGCGGGCGCCGAGACCGAACGCGTGGGGCACTGGTTGTAGCCTTTCTGGTGTGCGTTCACGCAGACGTAGTAGCGGTAGAGCTTGTTCGGCGTCTTCTGCGTGTAGGTGTGGACCATGCCCGCATCGCAACTCGCGCAGCGCAGGATGCCCTTGAGCACCGCACCATACTTGTTGCGCACCTGGCGTCCGCCGGTCCTGCCGTTGTAGCGGAGGCGGTCCTGCACCCGCTGCCAGATTTCGGGATCGACAATGCCCTCGTGCTCGCCGTCGTAGATCTGGCCACCGTATTTGACCTTGCCCACGTAGACCATGTTCGTCAGCAGGTTGTAGAGCCGGTTCTTGGCAAACGGCTGGCCGCCGGCAACCGACCCTTTGCGCGTGGTCCATTCCTTCATCCGCCAGCCGCGCCGATTCAGTTCCTGCACCACTGGAATCAGCGAGCCGTGCTCGAGATAGAGATCGAAGATGGCCCGGACGCGCGCGGCTTCGTCTTCGTTCACCACCAGTGCGCCACCGCGATCGCTCAAGTCGTAGCCGAGCATCGGAATCCCGCCTACCCAGCGGCCTTTGCGCCGCGCGGCCGACATCTTGTCCCGGGTGCGTTCGGCGATCATCTCCCGCTCGAACTGGGCGAACGAGAGGAGGATGTTCAGCGTCAGGCGCCCGAGCGAGCTGGTCGTGTTGAATTGCTGGGTGACCGAAACGAAGCTGACGCCGTGCTTGTCGAGCACCTCCATGATCCGCGCGAAGTCGAGCAGGGACCGCGTCAGGCGATCTACCTTGTAGGTCATCACGCAGTCGACCAGCCCGTCGCGCACGTCCTGAAGCAGCTTCTGCAACGCGGGACGGTCCATGTTGGCGCCGGTGTAGCCGCCATCGTCGTAGTGATCGGGCAGCGCCACCCATCCTTCGCCGCGCTGGCTGCGGATGAAGGACTCGGCCGCATCTCGCTGCGCGTCGAGGGTGTTGAACTCCTGATCGAGACCTTCCTCGGTCGACTTGCGCGTGTAAATCGCGCAGCGTACTGTCGAGCGCCGGGGAGTTGCAAGCGAACCGTTACCGTCGGCCATTCTTCTTCTCCGTCAGCCCAAAGAAGAGCAGGCCATTCCACTTGGCGCCCGTGATCTCCTGGGCTATCGCGCTCAGCGACGTGTACCGCCGGTTGTCATACGCGAAGCGCCCGTCGTCGAGGACCTGCACGACGTGGGTCCTGCCCTTGTATTGCTTCACGATCACCCCGCCTGGCATGGGCAGCCGCGGATCGTGATCGGGCTGAATCGTCGCAACCGTTGTCTGCTCAGGCGGGAGGCCAGCGCGGCGCTTGCTGGCGTTGGTGGTCACGCGGTTTCGCAAGGGCGTGTCGCGCGCGATGGCGCGAGCCAGTTCACGAACCTCGTCAGGCTGCCAGCCCTCTTCTTCGGCCTGCAATCGCCAGGCGATCTTGCGGAAGAGGAACCGCCGGTGCGCGCTCACCGGCTCCTTGCCGAAGACCTTGAGATGCTCTTCGCGCAACGCCGGCACGTTCATCGCGGCGAGCGCGGCGATCCGATCCCGGAGCGTCTTCTTCATGCGTCAACCTCACTGACATGAAGGCTCTCCGGGCGCGGGTTATCAAGTTCTCCGTTGACGGTTTCGGGCGCATCTTTGGCGGCGGTTTCGATGCGCCGGGCGCGCCGGTAGCGCTGGTAAGCGGTGGCGAGGAGCTGGGCAATCTCGGCGACAGCTTCGCGCGTTCGTCGGTCTCGGAAATCCATGGGCGCCGGTCCTTCCGGCCCACAACGGCTTCCGCTTTGCGGCCACGCGCGCTGCCTGGCTCTGTCAATAAATACTCACGCGAGTTCGAAAGTGTCCAACCGGGCTACGCTCTCAACCGGCCTGTCAACAAACGCGGACCTGTCAACGGAGAAAACGGAGAGTTTGAAGGGTTCAGAGAGGCCAACGAACCGAACCATGATGGTTCAGCGCGTGGCCCGCTCGGAGGCGTTTCCAACCGGAGAACCGCGCCGAAACGCAAATACTGGCGAATGTTTGGGATAACGCGCGGCCGCAAGAGGCGCTGGCGTCAAGCAAAACGGGGCGGCGGGAAGTTACGGTTTTTGGGTGTGGCTCCCCGTCGTGGACACGTTTCGAACTCTGGTGGCTTGCCCGCCGCCGGAGATCGCGGAGGTGTTCCAACAGATGCAAATGCATATGGAGACTTGAGGTTAAGTTCAGCCTTTCTGAACAGATTAGGCGCCGGAGGAATAAGTAAGCGACGGAACGAATAGTCCAAGACCAAAATGGCAGAACTGCCCGATCGCAAAAGGTCGCGACGGACGCCGGGACGAAAATCTGATTCTAAGCATCATGCCGGGACCCTTGGCTTGATCATCTTCCGTGCGGATGCGATGGAATGCCAGAGCCGGCACGAAGCGCTGGCCATTGGAGACATACAAGCCGCGGCTCAGGCCAAGAGGGGACGCTTGGTCCGGGTCTCGCGTGCAGGCACGCGGATAACGGATGGGATCCATCCCGGTCGCTGGAACGGGGAGGGGAGCATTCAATGAGGCGATCAGGAAGCCGCCGCGCTGTACTACGGTCTCGCCCGAGGGGCCCTGGAGATCCGTTTGTACGTGTGTAAGAAACTCCTGGCGTGGGTCGGATGCCTTTACGGATCCCAGAGATGACGGGTCGTAGTCGAACACAATCTCGTCAATTTCATCGGGCGTCGGCAATCCGATTTGTGAAAGAGACTGGCGGATCTGGTCTTTGAGAGAGCGGGCTCTCCCGGACCGCCCTCTAAGATGAACGGGGCAAAAGTAAGGAGTGGCTGAGATGAACTCCGATGCTGTATCGGCCTCGGCGAGACGAGTGGGGCACTCTTCCCATTTGCCTTCGAAGGCTGGCGTAAGTAGGAGACTAGCCCGGGAGCCAGCTTGCTCAATGCGATTAAGCGTGAGCAGTGCGGTCAAGTCTCTTTCAGAGAAGCCGTCCTTACATAGCACAATGAGGTGATCGAGGAAGCCATCGCAATCTTCGTCGACTGGCCACCAAAAGGCGTGCGCCGAGTGGCTGCCGTTTTCGCTCCCGAACTTCACGACCTGTTCGCCATCTGCCTCGGAGAAAAGCTGATACCGTTGCGCATCGTCACGATATCGCTTTCCCGAGAGTTGCGGCGAACAGAAGCCACCGTTTTGTCGGGCAAAAATCGCCATCGCGGCGGCACGGCATCGCTGGGCAATTGCCAGTGTCGCTGTCACTGGCGGCAGAGTCGCACGATGTACAGTGGCGGTATTCAAAACATATCGGACCACCTGCCGCTCGCGCCTTGGACCCAATTGATTTTCCGCGTTCGCGTTTCGACCAGTAGTCGTCCGAACCGGCAAGCGAAGAACCTGCTTCGGCACCGCGTAATGCAGCCAGCGTGTCCCCCAGGGTCGATCCCCGGATTTCATAGACTGGGCGGTCGGTTGAAGCAACGCGCGTAAAAGAAGCTCAGGGGCATCAGCGGTTGGCACTTTAAACTCCTCTTTCAGAAACGCGCACTCAGCCGGATCCCACCCCAACCGCTTTTCGACGGTATAGTCGCAATGCTCGCGCCACCCGCGGTTTTCGAAATGCTCTTTGAACGCCCCATCGTCTTCCGTAGCCACACAGGGCCAATGGATTTCCGACTGGAACCCTTCGGTCGCAACATCGGCATTGCACCATGACTCCGCGCGACCGAAGTAAAGCAGCCGTGAGACCAACGAGTTCAGATTTTTCGTCTCTTGCTCGTCCAGGTCCACATTCGACCACTCGAAGACAAGGGGATGCTCGGGATCAACGGCCGCAAATGTGTCGAAAGTCTGCGTGCCGGGCCTTTCGCCAGATTTGATTGCAAAGAAATGGCGGGTATGCCCGATGCCTGTAGCCGGAAGCCACACTACAGGTGGATCGGTCAGCTTGTGCAACAACGCAGCCAATGTCGTGAGCGGAAGAGCGTCTACATGCTTTGCACAAAATTGGTAGCCCGGCTCAGGAAGGGTGGTTAACCCTCGCCCTGCAACTGCAACAAGGGCCCTCAGCAGGCGCCAAGGCGACGGCGGCCATTCGACGCGACCCTCGTTAGGAGCCGCGTGCCAAGGGTGCAGATGCGCCCTGCCCGTGAGAAATCGGATGTGGATTGAGGCTGCCATGTTCAGGCACGGTCGAGTTCGAACGGCTGAAATCCCCCGGCTCCTCCCGTCAAAGACGGGGGTAGTTTGTTCGCCTTGGGGAATACCGCTTGTCGTCGATTTTGGGTGAAGGCGGCCTTGATGGTTGTGCGCAAATCGTAGTTGATCGTGGGGACGAAATCGGGGTCCAACACGCACGCGGTGCGTAGGCGCGGAAACGACTGGATGAGCTTACGTACCTTGTAGAGCGCGAAAGATGCCAGGAAATTCCGCTCTTCGTTATCAAGACCCCACGAGTTCAATGTGTCAGTGTGGAAAGTCAACTGAAGCTTGATATCGCTCGATGCAAAATGCTGGGTGCTATATGGGATGCTGGCTTCTGAACCCGCGGCCGTGACGTAGCCGCGCATGACACCACCGGCGTTCACGGCTTGAGGCTCCTTGGCTGTAATCGTTGCCGACAGTAGCCGCGGAAACCGTATGCGCCCATCGAGTCTTTCCAGAAAGACTCCGTGCAGGAGGCAGGCAGGATCGATGTAGAAGAGCCGTTTGGCGATTCTTGGAAGGTAGACAGGCCGATCTTTGTCTACCTGCAACAGATCTTTAAAAGTTTTTCGGTCTGGGTGCTTGTCATCGCGCCCGACAATCTCATCTGATGCCAACCGATGGGGTTCCGTTAACGAGCTTGTCCAGTCCATATTCTTACCATTTACCTTTTTGCGGACGACCACGTATGGGATTCCAGCGCAGTCGTTGTTGTAGCGGCATGGATGTTGAGGATCGAGACACAAGGCCTCCATCCAGTTCGCGAGGGACTGCGCCGATTCGACGAGGAGATAATCGGTGACGCCGCCATCATTCATGGCCTTGTAGAGTGCCGGTCCGAGATTCGGAAAGCCAGTCGGCTGGAATCGCTTGTCAAAACCTTCGGCGACTTTGAGCCGCACCGGCAAGTACCAGCGGCGCGACGCGTTCAACAGGGTATCTGGAGTGATTGAACTTGTTTGTGTGTTGTTACTGGATTGCTGTGTGCTCATCATGATCATCCTCTTGAACAGGTTTAATAATGAGCCTCGCCAGGTCGGCTGGAAAAGCGATTGGCACGAGGAGAAGCCCGGCGAGGCGAAGGCAGTCCCGCGGACGAATTGCAAAACCGGCTGAGAAGCTTTGGCTCGTCGCGAACAATGGCGGGTAGCCAATCGCGTGGAGCCGGCGCGCCGCTGCAATGCAGGCATCATTGCATCGTCCGGCCAAAAGCAGATTCAGAATATGCAGATTGCCAGGCGCATGCGGCTCCTGGCCCGTACGTCGAGCACCGGGACGGGCCGGCAGTCTGCCGCCCAAGAAGCACAATTTCAGGAGAGTGTAGGCGCGTGGCAGTTGCGCTGCTACCTCGAAGCGGGAAAGCCAATCTTCTTCACCAGCTTCGAGTGTGTCAGGCTCATTTTCTTCAGCCTCGTCGGCAACATCTTCTCCTTCGATGTCGGCCATTTCACTGCTTCCGCCGGGTTCTGGTTGGACTGCCTTGACCTTGTGCCAAGAACGGATTAAGGCGAAGGCATACAGCAACTCACTCAATCGCTGGTCATTCACTTCACCGCGCCAGAGTGCAATCACATCTTGCGCGTCAGCTCCGTAGGGCGAAAAGAGCGGCAATCCTTCGCCGGAACCGGCTTGAGCATCGACTAGGCGCCGGTGCAGCACGGACGCGCAATTGCTCAACGCCTCTCGCCCCCATGTCCAGACGGCGCGGCGGCTTTCCGGTTCCCAATTCCAGAATGCTCCGCCTTCCGAGCGGACTTGACGAACCAGATTCTCCCGGATCGCGCCCACTGCAGCCGACTCAGTTCGCTTGGAAGTTTCGGGCTTCCTGCCCCATGGACAAATCGTCCCCAGCGCTCTAGCAAGTCGCCATTCCGGCGTGCCGTCGTCAAACAAATCCGCCCGCTTCGGCGGCACTGCCGGTGCGACATACTGCAACCGGAGCCAGTCATATGAAAGCGACGGCGCACAGGGGACGTTCGGACCTTCCTCTTTCTTAGGCATCTTTCCTTCGCGATCATGAATGCGGCCGTCCGTGACTCCGCATTCGCGATTGAGTGCAGCCGAGGCCACGGCTACTTCCATTAGCTTCGACCGGAAGTCTACCGCTATCTGATCACCTCGCTCGCCGTGTGATTCGAGACCGAACCTTGAAGCGTTAAAGAGCGCTTCTTCAAAACGGCAACGCGCCAGGATAATCCTGCGCGGCTGTGAATCGCTGTTCAGGATTGCACGCTGGCCGGAAGCATCGAGCACGTCCTGTTCGTAGTCGAAGAGCTCGTCAAGAAGCGCCAGAACAGAGTTGGCTGCGACGGAGTAGATTCCGATCGGTACGGCCAGCGTGGTCGTCTGATCCTGGTTGCCGAACGAACCGCTTCGCCGAAGCAGTCCGTATCGCTGGAAGGCGTCGATCCCGCGGTCACATCCAAAACGCCCGAGGGCACGGATAAACTGCGTGGCCAACCGGGCCTCACGGCCGTCTATCTGCATACGGCCTTCACTGAAAAGCGCCCGCAGGTCGCGCAGCGTCGCCGGTTGGGTCCAGATCGGGCACCAGACCTCGCCGGAGGAAATGCTTTTCTTGGATCCTTGGATTTCCGTCGGTCCTCCAGCCGGGTTGCCGCCCAGGGAGGACGAGCAATAGAAGGGGAAAGCAGGCACGCTCTTCCGCGCGTTCATCCGTCTTGCCATGCTGCCTGCAAACAGCAACACGCCTTCGAATAAGAGAATTACGTCCCACGCCGCGCCGGTGCGTTTGCTTTCGAAATCCTGACCGCTATTGGGGGTCTCCTTTCGCAAAGGGTAAAAGAGCCCGATCGCGTAATCTTCTGACAGATGCCCGCACGTCGAAGCGCCCCACAGCGACGCGCGGAGCCATGACTGGGCGCTCGCTCGCTTTCGCGAAAGGACGTCCGCAAGGGCCATCTCAAGGTGCATGATCATGCCGCCGCTGCCCTCAGCGGCCCCCTCCCCGAGCAAGGAAAACCATTCGCGCTCTTTTCCGAACCGGTTCGTAGAGACCTTCGGATGACCAACAGTGTCCAACCACGTGGTCACCCTGGGATCATTGCATGCATTCCTCGTTCGCTCTATCAAGCGCGCTTGCGCAGCGCTCTTCCTGCCCGCATTGCGTCCCTGTTCATTCTCGCTATTCAATCCGCGAAACAAATCCGGATCCTCAATCTCTTTCAATGTGTCAACCCATTGCCCCTCGGACGCATTCAGATCCAGACCAAATTCTCGTGCAAAGCTTCGAATGGCAGCGCGATATGCCTGCGAGCCGCAAGTACCCGCCCTAACTATGGTGGATAGAGCTTCCTGGCCCTTCCTGTCGCGATCAATCTTTTTCTGCTTTTTCCTGTCGTAGGGAAGGAAGGCCGTGTTCTTCTGCCACGGAGACAGCAAAGGACTGAACTCACAGGCCTCGAGCAGAAATGTTTCCAGCCACTCTCGGCGCTCAGATTCTTCGTTTGGGACGGAGCGGCTGTTTTTGCAAGCCTTGTATGAGGCTCCTTCAGGTACCCACAAGTGGAAGACGCCGTGGCGCCACCAGCAACGAGCCTGATCGGTAATCTGCTCAGCGACCATCCGGAACACGCCAAGCGCTTTCAGATAATCGCCAAGTGGCTCAACTGCGCATCCAGGGAGTTGCAGGACGGGCATGATCACATCCCTCGTGAGTCTTTCGACGCGCGCTGATCGGCGGCACGAAGCAGCGCCTCCAAATAGCCCAGATTAAACGGCCCGAATACTTCAAGCAGCTCAAACATTCGGTCCGACCACGAAGCGCCGTAGCGCGCGGAAAACAGTTCCATCGCGTCAAGAGACAAGCTGAGGGCCGGCGTCAGAACCGAGCGTTGGGGATCGCTCGGCGCTTCAGGGCATGGCAATCGACACGAAGGGATGATATCTTCATCCTGAACGCCCTGACATCGCCGAATGTGGCTGGCATCCGGAATAGGGTCCCGCTGGTCAGGATTGTAATCATCTTCCGCGGAGCGCAAGCCAAGCCGAACTTTGCCGTGATGACACGCAACCAGAAAGAGGAGCAGGTTGAAGCTCAGCCGGTCAAGTTGGGCGATTTGAGCCACCGCAGCTGCAGCCGCACCACTGTTCTCGAGCACAGCGTTCTCACCGGCAAGGCCAAGCGCCGCCTTGAGCTCCTCTGCGGCGGCCAAGGCCGGATGTTCGGGGCAACCAAGTCGCAGCAGTTCTAGCAACCCAAGAGCGCTGGCCAGTTCATGACGAAAGCCTGGACGTCTTTTGAAACAGCGATCTGTTTCCGCTGCATCTTCCTTGTCGTGGAATAAGGATTTCCACGCCGCTCTTGGAGCTTTTGCGGAGTGATCCGCACGTTCTGGAGCGCTCCACTGGCTACGACCTTCGCTCGTCAGTTTAGCGAAGAATTTTCCGTGGGCTTTCCCCAAGTCGTGCCACGGTGGCGCATGTCCGAGCGGCGGCCTCAAGCCGGCATTTTCAAGTGCGCTCGAAATCTCATCATCCTCGAGGATCGAATCGAGTTCAGTCGCCACGCGCACGCTGTGCTTGTGCACGCTCTGCCATTCGGCAACCGCGTTGTCCTCATCGTCCAGACCGCTGTCACCGAAGGCGGCAGGCTCTTCCGGTTCGCCGTCCTGCAAGACTTGCGCATTTAGTGGTGAGCAAGGCTGAGGAATCGAGTCCGGCTTTCCGGTCCATCCCACCTGTGGGTCATAGCCGCCCACATCTTTGTGTAGAAGAAACATCTGGCCGGGATAGACGCGATCAGGATCAGTTAGTTTGACCCACCCTTTGCGCCAGTCGCGGACCCATACGCGGTTACGTAGTTCGGAACTCAAGCCTTTGAAGAATTCTCGGAACTGCCATGCTGGTACGGCACAGAGCTCGTCGCGTGCCGGCAGAAGCTTCTTGAAAGGACACCCGGCTCGTGGACCGCTTTTCCATATCTCGCCTGAACCGAGCCCGGAATCGTTATCGCGCCAGAAGACCAGCACATCGAGGTCCTGGCCATCTCGGATGAAGGGGCTAATGTCGATGTCTGCGCCGGACAGATCCGGCGTTGTATCGAAAAGGTTGAACAAATCGCGCCTCTGAGGGATGAGTCGCGGATCGAATGGGAGCGCATCACGAACTTCCTGGCAGTCGGCCAGATTGTCCCGGCCAATAAGACTATTGAGCGCCCGCCCTAAAGACACATCAATGGGCGCCGCGGCGTTTATCAGGGCTCTTCGAGTCGCGGCAATTTCGCCGGGATCGTAGGGACGTGCGCATTTGATCTGCCGATCTGAAGGGTCGCTACCATCCGATTCGAACACTTCGAAATCTATCCAGAACGCCTGGCCAGTTTCGCCGGCGCGCCGGGCGCATCGGCCGAGACGTTGAATTAGCGATGCCAGGGGGCAGAGCTCTGTGTAAAGCACCGAAGCGGAGATATCCACTCCTGCCTCGATGATCTGAGTGGCCACGATGATACGTGCACCAGAATGCTGCCCTTCGCCCTTCTCAAAAGCCTCGAACTTTTGACGCCAATTGGCCCGCTCATATCCTCGAAAGCGCGAGTGAAGCAAAAGAAGATGATCCTCATCAAAGAGGCGATCCTCCGAGCCGTTCTTCTTTAGATCCTTGAGAGCTTTGTAAACCGCGGTGGCGCGCCCCACGGTATTGCAGATGATAAGAGCAAGGATGTCCTCGCTTTCTTCGGTATCTGCGGCCCTCCGCTTTCGTTTGCGGTTGATCGGCTTGGCCAGGTGCTTTGCGAGAGCACAGGCATACTTCGTTGTTCCGCTGTCATCCGGCGATTCTGGCATGATGACCGAACACCGGCTCAGCACCTTCGGGATTCGGAACAGGTCTTGGGCTTCGTTCTGCCGATCCAACGTTAAGCGGTCCCGCCATAAGGCGGCTGCTTGACTTCCCATTGCCACGGATTTCTTGAACCAGTGCTCCGCAGAAGTCGCGCTCATCCACCAACTGTGGGTGGCTAATATCGTTGGTTGACTGTTGCTTAGTTGGTTCTCAAACGGACGGCGTTGCAGGGGGAGGTTGGATCGCCACGCCTGAAGCTGGAGGCTGGTTGTGAAGCCGCTGCTCATGAGCTGCACTTCATCCAGTACCCATAGGCAGTCCGTGTTCAGCAAGCCAAAATGCATTGGCCACCGATACCGGCTCATGCCGTAGCCCCGGTTAAGCGCGCGGGAGAGCAGCATGTCCTGCGTGCCGATGACAATCGCTGGTTTCTCCGGATACAGATCCCATTGACGTCGGCACTCATCGAGTTCCTCCCCGCCCATCAGCACAATCGGTGAATATTCTGCGAGCCAGATGAAATTCGCGGTTGCTGAAGCTGGAAGGAGGTTGAACAGAAAGCCCTCGATTGGGGTTTCGTGCCCGCCGTTCCGGATCGGTGCACGGACCTCTCTTGCCACTCTGTCATTGAGCGTCCCCAACAACGCGTCAACTTTGGCCCGTTCCGGCGTATTGTCCTGCGTCGCCGCCAGATTCAAGCGCAGCATCCACGGCAGAATGTCCTTCTCGACGACCTGGTTCACCAGGGCGCGCATCGGAAGGCAGTAAACTAGGCGCCTGGGCCAACCTTCCATGTTCAAAACCACGCGGTTCCACAACCAAGCAAGGACAGTGCCGGCAGTCTTGCCGCAACCGGTTGGGATGTCGATGAGTCGTGATCTGCACTCGTCGCCGGTCTGCAAGGTTTCCGCGCGGGCCGCTATCGCATCCGTGCCGCACGCGAGGCGAGCCTGCCAGTCCATGGGTTCGAAGCCGGTTGCGACGGCAACGAACGTCCGGAAATTGATTTTATTTTGCAACATCAGAGCGCCGGAAGCCACTTGCCCGGCTTCGTCGTCCAGGTTGGCCGCACCTGGAAGGGTTTGCACAGGCATCTATGAGTCCCTTGCCAATGTTCAGGATTCAAGCGTCTGATAATATCACCAATCAAGGCGTTCGCGAGCGGGGTCCGTGGTTGGATTCCAACTGAGATATGTCGGAGAAGAGTGCGTGAATAGTCGGCTCAAGCCAATGTCGATCGGTTGCGACACCATACCCGTCCCACAGTTGGAGGGCTGCCTTGATGCGCGTGATTTCCGCGTCATTGAACTCGAATTCCTTCGCCGGAATCGAGAGCGCTGGGTTCCAGACGACACGCTCCTGGCCGGCGACGATCTCCCGCTTCAGTTCGATGGCCCTCTCCTCGTCGGCACTCAGTGCAAGCCGGTCCTGGATGGCCCAGATCGCGCGGATGGAACCCACGTCTGCCCGCTGCGCGCCCAGGAGCGCGTGCAGGTTCAGACGTTGGGTATGGTCCAGCATCAGTTTCATTTCGTCGTCCTTTACGGGTTGGAATAGAGCAGAATGTAGCCCGCCGTGACCCCGGCAGGGTTCTTGACCTTGATCACGCCAGACCATCCGGAGGGATTGCTGGCGCTCATTAATTCCGCGAAGCGGTAGCCGTTGCCGGAGCCGCCGGCGAGGATGAGTTCGCCGCCGGACGTGACTTGCAAGAGCGTGTGATCGGCGAGGTTCGATCCAGGGCCCGCAACGCGGAAAGGTGTTTCCACATTGTCCTTCGCCGCGACCAGCAGCGGGCCGCATGCAACTCCGGCCGAGACCGGCGCCGCCTGGTAGCCCCACGTGCGGGCGTATCCTTTCTTCGGGTCGTTGCCCTCCTGGAGACACGCGCCCCAGAGCAGGATGGAGCCGCTGGTCCAGTCGTCGCTATTGCCGTCGAACTGGCGCACGACGATCCACAAGCCGGTCTGGCCCGCCGCCAGGGTCCCGGTGATCTTGAAGCGCTGCCACGTGGTCGTGAGCGTGATCTGCGTCGGGCCGGCGAGGTACGCAACATAGGCATTGTCCACGATGGCGATCGAGACCTTGCGCGTTCCGGACGCCACGCGTGCCCAGATGTAGAACGTGTACTGGCCACCAGAGACGAGGCCTGCGATCTGCTGCTGGATGATGGGCGTGGCGGTGACAGCGTCGATCTGGTCGGCAGTGGCGTTGCCATCGGGCGCGGTGGCTGCGTTCGTGGTCACGGCACACGACCCGCCGTTCTTGTCCCAGGTCGCCACCGAGAAGTCCTCGGAGTACTTCGCCATGTTTTCAAAAGCGCTACCAACAGTCCCATAGGCTCCGCACTCGATGGACTGGAAATGCGAGTCGAGGTATGCCCACAGGTTGTTGGCGGCGGCATAGGCGAAGCTGGCTCCGCCCGATGCATCGCGCAGCACCACTGTGCTCGCCGTCGCGTTTGGAGTGGCGTCGCCGATTTCCGCCGACGCGTGCGTGTGCGAGGGCAGATCGCTCGCCTGGAGCGCTGCGACGGTCACGGCCGCCCCTGCGCTCGCCTGCCTCAGAAAGCCCGGGCCGCTTGCCGAAAGATCCGCTCCCGTGCCGCCGCGCGCCAGTGCCAGCGCGCCGGAAACGACGTCCGATGCGACGTGCGTATGGCTCGCGTTAGCCTTTGCTGCGGATGAGCCGTCCACGAGCACGCAATCACCGCCGTTCCCGACTGCCGCATCAATCGCTCCCGAGGAGTTGATGACGGCTGTGCGGGAAGGCGCAAAGCCAGGCCCTTTGAGCGGCCGCGCGGCCAGGTCGGTCACGAGGCCCACCACGTCGGATTCGGCGTGGCTGTGACTGCCGAGAGACAGCACGCCGGCCGCGAGCGACAGGCCGGAGCCGATACTCAACTCGGCGAGCGTGTCCTGGGAAGGCGAATAAAGTAGCTTGTTCGCCGCGATGGTCGTGAGGCCGGTGCCGCCGCGCGGCACGGCAAAGGCGCCGTTCACGATGTCGCTTGCGACGTGCGGGTGGGCGGGCAGATCCGATCCCGAAAGCGAAGTGCCGACCGTGACGCGGCCCTTGGCGTCCACGGTCACCTTCGAATAAGTTCCGGGCGTAGCGCCGGAGTTCGCCAGCGAGATTACGCCGGCGTTCACCGCGATCCCGCCGACCGGATCGACCTGGACGATGCCCTTGCTGGTGGTGGTCGCGTCCGGGTAGGAGAACGCCCCGAAGGTCTGGCCGGGGGCGAAGTCGATGATCGCATCGAAGGCGACGTGATCGTTGGCGTTGAGGGCCATGCCGAGGTCGCCCGAGCCGTCGGCCTTGCGCCACTTGATCGCGCCGGCGTTGGGCAGGCGCACCAGGCCGGTCGCGGCCTTCATGCCCGAGCCGAACTCGGCTCCATCGACGAACGTCTTTACGCCAGTGATCGTGACGGCGCCGTCGCGCCGCACGTAGTTGCGCGCGGCCACAGTCCCAAGCTCGTTTTCGATTGCGAGCACGGCAGATTGAAGCGCGGTGATGAACGCCGAGACCATGTTGGCCTTCACCGCCACGCCCTGCGCGTGTTGCGCCGCCGTGGTGCCGAAGGCCCCGCGCTGGCAGCCCGTGAACTGGGTGGCGGTTTTGGAGACGTAGACGATCAGCTCGTCGTCAATCGAAAGGATTCCATAGGAGGCCGCGAAGCCGTCCGTCGAGGCAACGCTGATCGTCGTATCGCCCGCGAGGATCTGCTGCGTGGCCGTGGTTTCGAGCGGACGCGTCGAGAAGGCGTCCACGGGCGAATACAGCGTCGCCGCGCTGTCGATCAAATTCGGATAGCTGCTACTCATTGAGCCTCCTCGTGTTCGCCCGGAAGCGGTTCAGGGTGCCGCCCGCAGCCACCGCGACGGGCCTGGCAACGACGGCCGGCAGCGCCCGCGCCGCGCGCGGCTTGTGGTAGGAGGCCGCCGTCGCAACCGCCTGGCTCGCCACCTCGAGCGGCACCGGGCGCGAGTTCAAGCAGAACTGATCGAAGGCCCAGAAGCAGAACGAGTACAGGCCCTCGCTGCGCCACATGCCGTACGCCTGCGCCATCGGCGGATCCGGCGGCCCGTAGATGCCGGCCAGATACATGCACTCCTCGGGCGGCCTGCCGAGCGTGCGCGGGAACTCCATTGTCTGCCGCATCCGGACGGCGTTCTTTTGCCATATGTCGTAATCGAAGCCCTCCGCGCGGAAGTACTTCACGCCGTACGCGGAGTTCTTCCACTGCTCCGGCAGGTTGACGTGGAAGTTGAGCGCGCGGAACTCGGGCGAAGGCGCGGGCTTGCCCTGGTTGGCGTCGAGCGGCCACAGGCACTCGAATACCGCCGCCGGATGATACTGCCGCACGTAGGCGATCACCTCCTGGCAGTACTCCCAGATGCGGTCGCGCAGGAAGTTGGCCGTCTCGATGTCGTCCTCGGGCGAGTCCGTGTTCGCCAGAAACCGGTGCATGGGCCGCCCGTACCGGGCGTCGAAAGCGGCCTCGGTCTCTTCGTCGTAGAACGGCATGCCGGAGGCGTTCGGAAAATACCACCACTGCGTTTCACCGAACTGGAGCACGATGGGCAGCCTCGCGGCCGCGATCTGGTCGGCGCATTCCTTGTACATCTGCTTGAGGTAGTTCCGCACGCGCGCGCCGAAGTGCATCTGCGTCGAGGGCACATCAAGCTCGACCGGCGCGCCGTCCCAGTAGCGCGCCGCCATCTCGGCCGGCGGCCGGTAGACCTCCATCGAGAAGGCGAACGACGCCGGAATGCCCGCCGCGGCGAACTGGCCGGCGAGATCGCGAATCCACCGCCGCGCGCCCTCGGTCATCACCGGCGATACCGCATCGATCAGTTCCCAATCGCCTTCGGTGCCAGGCACCCCCAAGTGGTCGTCCATCACCGCCGAGACCGATGCCGAGCCGCTGGCGGCATTGTCGAAGAATGTCCACGGCGGCGCCTTCGATTGCACCCGCAGCGTGGTCGAGGTTCCGAAGTTGTCATCTGCCCAGACGCCGGCGAACATGCCGTTGATGGCCGCCCGGAAGTGGCTCACGATCTGCTGAAGCGTCTCGCCGTAACCGATGGCGTGGTTGATCGTGGTGCCCGAGATCTTCAGCGAGACAACTTCACCGGGCGCGGGGTCGCCCGAGAACTGGATCGTGGCGTAGGGGTAGCTCGCGCCCACGCGCCGCCGCTTGTTGTTCCAGAAGACGCCCATGTAGACGTCGGCGTGGCCCTTGAAGCCGAGCCGCTCGAGCTGCCACAGGTGCCAGGCGGGCGGCTTGCGGTAGCCGTGGTCGGTGTCGAAGTCGATGGCGAGCGAGACGTTCGGATACTCTTGCGGCGTTTCTGGAACATCCTGCGGCACAAGCGGCCAGAGATAGTCGAAGTAAAAGTAGTAACCACCCGAGGCCGGATTGCGGTCGAATAGCGCGGTGATCTCGACAGTATGGTTTCCGGCAGGCACGCCGCTGCGCAGCTTCAGGTTCGCGGTCGTGCCGCCGTACTCGTTCAGATACAGATCGTGCGTGGTCGCCGGATCGCCGTCCACCGAAACTTCGATCTTGCCGCAGTCGGTCGAGAGGAACGTGCCGAGATAGAGATCGTGCGCCGACTGCTTGGAGTAGCGAATCGTGACCTTGCGGAGGTCGGAGGGATTGTTGGGCGCGCAGCGCCTGGCATGGCCCATCGACCACCACTGGGTCGGAAAGCCGCCGCCGTAGGTGTAGTCCTCCCAGTAGCCGGTGTACTTGCAGAGCGCGTCGGATTCCTCGATCCGCGGCGCGCCGCCGCCGACCTTGAGCGAGCGGTCTCCGGTTACCGCAAGGTTCGAGATCGTGGCTCGCCACTCGATATCCGAAGCGAAGCCGCTGATCGGCGAGACTTTCTTCATCCGCGTGCCCGCCGGCCACGAACCGGGCGCCGAACCCTCGAAGCCGCGGTCGACGGTAATCTGCGTGGACGAGTCCACGGAGAGCAGACGAACGCGCTCCTCGCTCGTGGGCGTGCCGATGAAGTACCGCCCTCCGGAGAGCGCCGAGGAATCCTCCACCTGCCAGACCGTGTCGTTTGGACCGGCATCCGCCGTGAGCGTGCAGCCGTCCTCCAGAGCGCCTTCCACATTCTCGAAGCGTGGCGCGAAGACCATGTAGATCTTGCGCACATCGTGGAGCGGCACGTCGCGGTTGAGCTTGTCCTTCAGGCCCGCGCCAAAATCGAGATCGATGTGGTACCGGCGCTCATTGTCACCCTTTTGGAACCGGACATTCCGCTTGTTCCAAGCGAAAGCCGATGCGCCGGACCCTGCATGCCCGGCAGAGGCGAATACCCGATCGAGATTGCCGAGCGCACCGTAGCAGCCGTCCGGAGGCGGCGCGTTCCGGAACGTGAGCATGATGCGCGCCTCCTGCAGGTTGCCGCTGCCGATGGCGCTGATCGTTCCGGTCTGGTCGGGGCCGTAGCGGCCGGCGACTTCCTCGCCCGGCGTGTTGATGATCTCGACCAGCTTGGCGATCATCGCGTCCGCGCCCGGAACGAGCCGCACGGTGCCGCCGGCCTCGTGCGAGAACGAGCACGAGACGATGTAGCGATCGAAGGAGGGATGGGGATCGAGCCGGACCAACTCCTCGGTTGCCGCGCCCGGATCGATAACCGCCCAGGCGCCGAACGGAAACGGTGTGCCCTCGGCCAGCCTCAGTTCTCCAGTGGCGGGGTTGTAGCCCGCGACCAGCGCCTCCACGCGTGCATCGATGTGCGTAACGGTGTAGCGTGTGTCGCGGAAGTAGAGGTGGATGTAATCGATGCCCGGCCGATTTACGTCCGCGAGGGCCGCCAGGCTGAGATCGGTCCGGAGCGTGAGTGTGGCGTAGGAGTCGTAGACCTCGCCATCGACCACGGTAGCGTAGTCGCGGAGGCGCACCTCGTAAGTGTCTTCGGGACCTCCCTTGCCGCACACGAAGGTCATCGAGTCCCAGGAGACGGACGGGTATTTGGCGGCATCGAAGCGCATTGCGCCCTCGAGCGCATGGTCGTATTCCAGATCGAACTGCAGCCGGAGGCCGCTCAGGTCGGTCCGCGGCAGCGGCTTCGTGCGCAGGTGGTTGAAGTAATCGTAGGCGTTGTAGAGGCAGAGTACGGCGAAATCCTCGGGCGCCTGGAAAATGCCGGAGATGGACAGACCGGTCTCGGTGGCGTCGTGGATGGTGGTTGTGGCGGCGCGGCCGGAGAAACCTTGAACGTGCATGGTCCGGCGAGGGTCGAAAATACGGAGGGGTTCGGAAGCCATTCAACAGATACGCTCCCTTTCGCAAGTTGATGGCAACATGGTCTTTGTGACGCATCGGTCCGCTGCCACCAGATGCAATGTGTACCATGCCCTTGGATGGCCTGCCGCGAGCCTACGGTGCTTCGGACCCGGAAGTGGATCGCCGCTGCTGGATCGGGCGGCACGCCTGAAGAGTAGCCCACCTTACCGATCCGCCACGTCCGCGGTATCGGACAGGCATTTGTCATGGTCGGCTCCGAAACCGTCGCCGGAGCCGTGTGCGCAGTCATCGGAATCCCTTATTCTTTCTCCGGCAGTCCTCGCAAACTCGTGACTCCACTGCTGGTCCGGCAAGCGCTGAAGGGTCCAGTTCGGGAACAGTGAAGGCTGTGCCTGACGACAGCCCAGCAGTAGATCGGGTATTCGCAAGCGGCGCGCGACGAGTTGATCCAGCAGAGCTTCCAGTTCTGGCCGCGAACAGTCTATCCACTCAGCCGGAAGTGCTCGATATACTTCGTCAAGGATCTTTTCGGGGAAATACCTGGCCCGGTCGAGCCAGGGCTGGAAATCATCCAGCGATTTCACCTGCTGATACACGACTGGGGCGAAGGCGTAGAGTCCAGACCGCTGGTCATCATGGAATTTCCAATCCGGGCCGCCGAATATTCCCCCTTGGTCGATCATGTAAGCCCGAAATCCGGCATTCGAGCGGCAAAACACTGCTTGGCGGTGATCGGTGTTGTCAACCCACTTGTCAAAAACCAACGCGCCACAGAAATCCCTCAGATTTACGACCTTCGGCAGCATGCGACTTGGCAGGAAATCATAGACCGCCACGCGCGCCGGATCACCCGGATATCGAGAGCCGAAGTAGACTCCCGGTTGCATGGGCTTTCGGCCTCGCGCCAGTTCGAAGTATTGGTTTGGCGTCAGGGTTTCCGGAGGAATGTTTATCAGCGCCAGCTCAGGGGCCAACACGCCCAACTGCCGCAAGACAACGGTCCCGAGCATTTCGTTCACTACCACCCGCGAGTGCTGCGGGTTGTCGAGGGCTTTGGCGACGAAGAACTCATTGCTATCAGTCCGGACGAGGCAAGATTGAGCACCGCCCCGCATCTTGCGCACGATCTCGCTCGCCTTTACCGTTCGAATAATCATACGATAGCGGATAAATCACAAGCCCTCTAATAAATGTCAGTGCGTCCCGCGAACAGGAATTCTTATAATTTTAGAGAACAGTAGCGGATATAGTCCTGGTAAGTCCTATTCGGAGCCTTTGTTCGTAAGGGGATATAATGAAGCGCAACTGCGTGCGGCTAACCCTGCAAATAGGGGCGATAATATTACCCCTTACGCCATGACTATGCTGTGATCAAGCACGAGAAATCAATTAAAATCGTTCAACATATGATGGGCGTATGCCCTTCACAAAGATTATATGGCATTGCCAATCGATTTCTGCTGAACAAGCGCAGTGCCGGTAGGCCGACAAAGTCCGGGCGCAGTACCCGATTCGATTGCAGCCACGCGGCCCCGATTCGCGAGGCGCCTTTCACCACCTGCGACGAGACCATCACGATCTTGCGATTCCAGAACGTGGCCGTCCGCTTGATCGCCAGCGACACCGGATCGCCCTCGGTGCCGACGCTGGCGGAATAGCGGTCCGCCTCATCCAGCAGCACGTAGCGGATCGGCCGGGCGGCAAGTGCCGCCGCCGAATTGGCGCCCGCGATGGTGATATGGCCGCTGGGAAACCGTTTGCGGAGCGTCGTGTTGTTAGCGTCGCGCGAGCGGACGTCCGCCACCTTGCCGCGAAGGCATGGTGCTCGGCGGACGCCTCGGACGCCAGGCGGCGGTTTTGGTCAGCCCACTCAGAGACCGTCTGGCGTGGCGGCGGCTTGTTCTCCACCCCGCCCCCTTCCGCACCTCCCATGCCGTGCATTCGGCAGCGAGATTTGTAGTGGAGAACAAGATGGGCAAACCGCGTGATTCACTCGTCCTCCTTGGCGAGGAGGCCGATGCCGATGTAATACCGGGCCGGCACGCCGCTTACGGTCCTCTGGCGGTCGTCCACAGTGGGGCGCAGCTTCTTCATCGCGCGGCCGAACGCCCTCTTGCTGATGGTGGGCGTCCGGCGTCGAAGCAGGCAAGCAGGCTCGGGGTGTACTCCTGGTAGAGCTGGTCCTGTGGAATCACCGCGTCGGGGCGCAGGACGGTCTGCCGGTCGAGCCAGACGGCCAGCGGATCCGTGGCCTTGCGGAACTCGTCCATGGCCCAGCGGGTCAAGTTGCTCTCGCTCAAACTGCGGTGCGGATCGCGGCGATGGCCTCCAGCACCTTGTTGGGCAGGCCGCTCAACTCGGCCAGGTTCGGCGAGCATCGGGTCCAGCTGATCGCGCGGGATCGTGCCGGGTGCGCCGTCCGCGAATGTGCGCTCGGACGGCACGACGAGCCACCGCCGGAAGAATGTCGGCGAGGCATCCTGGCTCTTGGGCGGATGGTTGGCCGAGAAAATCAGGCGCGCATATGGGATAAACTCGAAGGAGTCTTTGAAGTTGTACTCGGCCATCAGCGGGTCGCCGCCGGTGATCGTCTTCACGGACGTGCTGACCAGGTCGGTGGTGGGCAGATCCGGGCAGATGTTCGCCAGCTGGCCCATCAGCCGCGCCGCCGAGAAGCGGTCGCTCTCCAGCTTGTGCAGGCTGAGCACGGAGGCGTTGTGCTTGCCGATGAACGACAGAACCGCACTTCCCGTTCGCGCCGTCGCCGGTGAGCAGGATCGCCTTCTGAATCGAGGTATCTGGCGTCATCAGTCCGGCCCGGATCTCCCACGCGATGGCCTCCGTGTCTTCGGGAAAGACCTCGGTGCTGAACTTGTCCCAGGCGGGGCAGCGAGCCTCTGGGTCATACTCCGCCGGGATTTGGACGGGCGACAGGAAGCTGGGCGAGTGCGGCGCCAGCACGCGCGTCCGCACGTCCATCAGACCGTTCTGGACGTTCCACGTTCGCGTCGGGGCGGTTTCAAAGCTCGGGAGCATCCACGGCAATGTATTTGACGACCTCCTAGGCCTTACGGCTGGTCCACTGCGGCGGAACGTTCATTGCGCCGAGGGCGCTCTTCACGCGCCGCTTGACGTAGCTCTCGCCGGTGGGCTTGTAGACGCCGTTCTGGAACACATACAGCTTCCCCCCCGAGTCCACCGCAAAGTGGTGATTCCGCGGTGATCATGTCGGCCAGCCTGTTGGTGCTCAGGCGCTCATCGTCCTCGCTCGAAAAGCGCCCGGCCTACGGTTCGACCGAGCTCGGGGGCGGCGTTCATGAGTTCTCCTCGCCGGTCTTGATTGGCAGATCGGAATCCGCTGCCGCTCCGCCAAAGCGCCTGGCGCTACTGCGCTCAATTCTATACGAATACCCCAGCGTCAACGGGCACCGGCGCTTCGGTATCTCGCTATCTTGCCGCATACGAAGAGTCAGCGGAGCGTCGCAGAGTTCAGGTATTATATCATACACCCGACGGAGTGCCGCTTTCTGGTCCGGGTATTTCTTCCTGTGCGTGGTCGCTAGGAGCGCATCGCCAATGTGCAGTACGGCACCCGCATATGTTCCAATGCGGCAAACCCCGTTCGCTTCGACTGAAATAAACCTGCCGCTTTCACCGCCAAGGTAGAAGAAGTAAGTGTCGCTTCTAATATACTGGACCAGATCCTGCATCCACCGCCCTTTGACTTTCACGGGGTGGGTGTTCTCACTATATGACTCAGGGCAAGACTCTTGTAGCATCATGTGTGAAACCCTCCTAGCTACTAACAACAGCATTACACCCTTCTGCGACCACGATGAACCGCAAGTGCGGGTGACTTCTTTCACGGCTATCGTAGAACGTGCGACTCTGCTAGTCAAGATACTGATGTTTCCCCTTAGTTCTACTTACGCTCTTTTTGTCGTACCAGTACAACCAGTACACCATTAGTTAGTTAGGAATGGACCCAGTACGCAGTTGGTTTTTTGCGAACCGGTCAGCAGCGCACCTCGACTTCAATAATCATCGCGCCCGGGTGGGCTACTTCGAAACCAGCATCCAGTTGTTCGCCGATGCTTCCACGATTTGAGTCAGCCCCTCAGGGCCACCTCGGTCTCAGCCTTGACAAACCGCGCTCGAATTATTTATGGCACCGGTGGGCGCAGATGCGGGGAGCCAACTCCGCGAATAGGGGTTATAACATCCACATAGTCCCATGACCATGCTATGACTGAGTACTAAGTTCATTAACATTGTTTAACATTAACATTGTTTCAAATATGTTGACTGAATATTTTGCCATCAGCTACATCAGCTATAGTCCTCCATGAATGATTGTCGAATGAATGAATCCATCATCCTTGGTAATGTAACCGCAGATTCAGACGCTTCATTCAGCGGCGTACGCACAACTCTGAAGCGATTGGATACTGATACAGTTACGATCTGCACGATCAAGGAGATCTCGGGAGTGTGGATCACCATCGCCCCAGATGCCGAGCTTCCGCAGGGGGCGCTTGTGCAGATTGAATTCAATGGATGTATGGGACTGGGCGAGGTTCTTCAACTCACTAAGCAACACTGCCGAATCCAGCTTAAGCACATTGTCAGATCTGAGGACATAGGTAGGTTTTGGAATAATAGCGACCAAGAGGTTCCCTAGCTGCTGGGTGCCATCTGCTGAATATATGCGCATAAGATTAGCGATCATCACGGCTGCTATGGCCGCCGGAGCGTTGTTCCAGGCGCATTGCCGCGATCCGTTTTTGGGGGAGCCGAGCACGTTCCTATTGGCCGTTTCTGGCTTAGTTGTATTCGTTCTTCTCAGGGGAGGACCTGCTGTGGGCGCGGTGCCAGCGCGACAAACTGATCTCCGCCTCGAACACCAGTTCACAGACGGACTGGCCTCCGGCAAAAGAGATTACAGGTGAAAGACGTTCCGGCCTGAGTCATGCTCGACGCATTCGGCGAGTCCGGCCGCTGAGTCTTTTCTTACCCTCCGCCACTGTCGCTAGCGCTCGCGAATGGCTTCTGCATTCCCGTCTCCGATATTCGCGAGCACGATGAATATACGACTCCGGATTTGCGGCGTACCGCCGCCGGACGCAAGGCATTTTGGTGTTTGATGTCCTTTTCGGTCAGTCTCGGCCAGCCCCCCGAGGCTAGGTCTGGATCACCACAGTCAGATCCGCTCCCGGATCCGGCGATGCCACGGCGAGTATGTCGAACGCCAGGTCGTCGCCCTCATTCAGGATGGGCGTCGGCCAGACGGTCGGGCGGACCGTCGCGCCCAAGGGATGGTCCTTCGTGAAGATCGCCGTGAACGTCTGGTTGTCCGGGTTGGCCGCGAGCACCTCGACGTACTCCTCGTCGGCTTGCCCCAGGTTGATGTGCACGAACTCGCCGACATCGAAGCCAAGCCGGTTCGCGCCGTAGGAGGCGGTCGCGACCGTTTGCGGGTCTGGACCAGCGGTCACCGCCTGATAGAGAAAAATGCCGAAGTCGTTGTAGGGCAGCCGTCGCGTTTCCGGCCGCCCATACCCTCGCTCCACCTGGAAATCGTAGGTGGTCTTAAACGGTATGGGTGGAATGACCCGCTGCGCAATCCCCATGTACTCGAGCGGCTCCCAGGTCGCGCCGCCGTCCCGGCTGATCTTGACCAGATAGGCGGACTGCCCGTCCGACGTGCCCCGCTGCACGTAGGCGTAGATGCAGCGGATCGAAGCCGGGTCCTGCACTTTCATCGGAATCGCCACCGTGTCTGCGACCGCGAGCGGGCCGGGAATTTGGAACGTGTAGGCGCCGCCCGAGCACGTCCGGTCGCCCGGCATGAACGGCTCGTTGTGGTGCGAGAGCGGCCAAACGGTGAACGGCCCGAAGCCGAAATGGTTCGCCACGCCCACGAGCATCGCAACCACGCACGCCGAGGGGAGCTTCGCCTCAACGCGCGCCGGGATGCCAGGGGTCCGGAAGAAGCCTTTCTTCACCGAGTAGGTGAAGATCTTGTAGTCGAGCTTGAAGAACCGGATGCCCTTCGCGTGAGCGCAGCGGAACGTGCCGAACGTGGCGAAGCCGGGATCGACGCCGGGCCAGGCGCGCTGTATCACAAAGTTGCCCGAAGGCACCACGTCGCCCTCGTTGCCGGGGCCGACTATCTGCGCGCACTCATACGACCTCCGGCCCGGATGGTCCGGGTCCGTCGCCTCATCGTTGAAGACCACGAAGTCGCCCACGCGGAAAACGCGCGCGGTATCCGGGTTCACCCTGCAGGAGACGGTCACCGGGTCCGTGTCCTTGTCGATAGGAGCTTCGAGGCGGGCCCAAAGATCGGTCGCCAGCTCATCCACGTAGTACAGCGCCATCGCGACCTGGTGTGCGCCGGCGATGTTCATGTTGCCGGAAGCGTCCGGCTGCACCTGGATGTCGTCGAGCGCGATGGTGCCGTAATCGCCCAGCTTCGGCGTGCCCACCACGATGCCAGGAACACCGGTGTCGTGCAGGATTTCCTCCGGCACGGGCGATGGTTCGACGTCGGCGGGCTTGGGGCCGGCGACCAGGTCGTACATGCTGTCGGTGGTCGTGCGGCCCTGGATGTCGATCGAGAAGTCCTTGTTCAGCCGCCAGGATGTGACGCGGAACTCGCCGCTCGCGCCAGGCATGTCCGGATGCGTCATCGAGCAGACCATGCCCGGCTCGGTGTTGAGCGCGAGCACGGTGGTCTTGAATGAGACCTGGCGCGCCTTCTTCCATTCCGTCGCGCTCGTTCCGCCCAACTCCTCGCGGAGCCGCACGCTCACGATGCGCGCCGCCTGCGACTTGGTCGAGGCGCCGCACAGGTTCACGTTCGACTTCAGAAACAATGGCCCGGCGCCACCGCCGATCAGCGCGGCGTGGTCGATGTCGTAGACCGCCACGCTGTTGTTGACGAAGCTGAAATCCTGGTCGGCGAAGTTGGCCGTGAGGTGGTTGAAGGAGGGCTTGAGCGGCGCGAGCTCCAGGCTGCGGAACAGGATGTTGCCTTCGGTGAAGGCCTCGACCACGGAGGAGTTGTTGCGGATGCCGATCTTGAGCTTGCCGAAGGCGAAGGTGTAGTAGCCCAGGCAGTTCATGAGCACTTCCTGGAGCCAGTCGCGCAGGGGCTTCTCCTCCTGGATCACGCCGCGAAACTTGAACTGCGTCTCAGTGCCCGTGCCGACGAGCTTCGTCACCTGTTGGTCGCAGATCGATGCCGCGTCGATCGCAGCCTGTACGTCGAAGAACGTCTCGGCAAAATCGAGCTGCTGGGTGGTGGCGTCCGCGCCCAGGCGAAGCCCGCGCGCCCGGAGCATCATGTTGACGGCGATCCAAACGGGATTAGTGAGCGCCGGCCCGTAGACACGCACGCCCGGGCTGGTCCACACCCAGCCGCGCAGGCCTTGCTGGACCGTCGCGATCATGGCATGGTCGCCAGGCCTCGACAGTTGCAGGCCCTTGGCGTCCGACCGGCGGATCACGATGAACGAGGTTCCGGCCGCGAAGTTGTCCTTGTAGGTCGAGTTGCCGGAGTAGACCTTGCGCCAGTCGCCAGCAGTCATGTCTCCGGACTGGTCGAGGGAGAAGAAGTCGGTGGCGCCCGCGGGATCGTTGCCGAGGCAGGTGCGCAAGCCGTAGTCGTTGTTCGGGAAGCCGTGGTGGGCCTGGCCATCGAGCGTGTGGCCGACGAAGGTTTCCGCCTTGCCGTCGCCGTCCTTGTCTTCCATGCGCGGCGTGGTGAATGCCACGAGCGGCCCTTCGCCCACGATGCCCAGCGCCTCGTAGAAATCGCTCTCGTCCCGGCCCGCCGCGATTTTGCAGTTCACCGGCATGTCGGTGTCGGTGTAGATCTCGGGCAGCACCTGGTCGTAAATCGACTCGGCGACGAGTGAGACGCTGGTGATGGTGGACCGCCCGAAGCCCCACACACCGGTCGAGTTGTCCTTGATGCGGACGCCCTGCGGTTCGGCCACGATGCCGCCGTAGTAGCGCTTCATTCCGTGCGCGAGACATCCGTTCGGCGTCTCATAGTTCTTGTCGCACTTGGTGGGGTTGGCTTCGGGGAAATGCATCAAGTCGAGCGCGCCGTGCTCGGCGAACGGGCAGGCCTGCGAGTTGAACGCCTTCCAGCAGGTGCGGGAGATCTTGCGCGTCGGGTAGGGCAGGTTCAGCTCATAGAGGCCGTCCGAAGCCGTGACCTTGAACTCCGGGCCGGCATCGAGCGACCAGTTGACGATGTCGCCCTTCCAAAGATCCAGCTTGATGCCGGTGCCCACGTGGAACAGCGAGAACTCGATCGAGGCGCGGTAGAGGTCCACGTCGTTGGCGAGGTCACGCATGACGCGGTCGGCGTTGCCGAAGGTGAAGGAGGCGTCGTCGGCCTCGCTGCCCATTCCCTGCGAGATGCCGTCGAAATCGAGCAGGCGGGCTTGGTAGAGCCGGCCGCCGATAGTGCAGCGGCGGTCGGAGAGATAGATTGCCGGGTAGCCGGACTGGAGCGGCTGGATCCTGACGAGCGGGATAACCTGCTGGATCTGCGAGAGCAGCGCGTCCTTGAGCGCTTGGGAGGGGAAGCGGGTGACGGTGGAGTTCAGCGCGTATGCGGGCGTGGTGGTCGGAATTTCGATCAACGTGACGCCGACGGAGCAGGCCCAGTCGGCGACCATTTCCCAGGACAGCGGTTCGTTGGCGAAGCGGCAGATGTGAGGCGTAGTTCCGATGCCGTCGTCGTTCGGCGCGTTATAGGTGAACGCGCCGTAGGGGCCGTATTTCGACTCCCAGAAGTTGCGCAGGGCAATCCGTTCGGAATCGCGCAGCCAGGCACGCCGCACGGTAAAGCGCACAGCGCCGGTGCCCAGCAAGAACCGCTGCTCGATCTTCGCGTTGCCGGAGCCGAACTGGTGGATTACCACCTCGGGCAGCTGCGCGCGGCCGTGCGGGTAGTCGGGCGCGATCGGGAACGTGCCGCTCGGCGTGATCTCCGGGACGGCGATGTTGCCGATGTAATCAGGCATGGGTCAACGGCTGCTTCGGTTGATACTCCAGATGGAGGTGGTCTTTTTCAAGAACCACGTCGTAGTCCGCTCCAAGGCACTGCTTGATGCGCGCGATGGCCTTATCCGCGTCGCCCGGACGGAAATGGCGGCTGCGGAGGTCCACGGCGAGGCCGCAGTAATGCAGGGAGCCACTCATGTGGGCGCCATCCACGCACGCCGTCACGACGCAATCCACACCCATCTCGGCGCAGACGCGCTCCGCAGCGATGATCGCGAACAGAATCTCCGGCCGCAGGCCGGCAACGCGGACTCCCGGTTTGAGCAGCAGCATCAGGCTACCTCCAGCAGTTCGATTTCGACCACGGCTCGCCCAGGTGACACGGACTGGCTCCACTCGCAGTTGAACCGCACGGTGTAGCGGCCCGCGACTGCCTGGCCGGTCGAGTCGTAAGAGAACTTGGGGTTCGTCTCGTAAGGGTCGTAGAAATAGAACGGCTCGGCGGGGCCGTTCCGGGCCTCGTAGAAAGCCCGAAGCGCCTGGAGTTGCGCCGGAGTCAACCGCTTGGCCAGACGCCATCGCTTGCGGCTGGTCGAGCTCTCGACCGAGCGCTGCGATTCGCCGTTCCGGTACTCGTTGTCGATAACCGGGTACTCCCGCGTGTGAACGAACGCGAGGCACAAGCTTTGTGGCAGCACCGTCGCGGGCATGGTGGTTTGGACGGAACCGGGCATCACGCTACCTGCGAAACACATGTGTTGCAAACAAAACAGATGTGTTGTACCTTGAGAGCGTGACGAGCGCCGAGTTCAAGCGGTGGCTGGAAAAGCAAGGCTGCACATTTGAACCCGGCAAGGGAGGTCATCTCAAAGTCCGAAGAGGACGACGCTTCTCCGTGCTTCCCATGCACGGCTCCAACAAGGAGATCGGCAAGGGGCTCGCGGCGAAGATCAAGAAGGACCTCGGTCTCAATTGAGGAGCCATTATGCTGCGCTATCCCGTTAAATTGGAGCGTGACACCAACGGCACAATCCTGGTCAGCTTCCCCGACGTGCCCGAAGCGCACACATTCGGCGATGATCGCGAGGAAGCCCTGGCCCGCGCCACGGACGCACTCGAAACTGCTCTGATGGGCTACATGGAGGACCGCCAACCCATCCCGAAACCCTCACCTTTCAGACGCGGACCGCACGTAGTCCTCCCAGCTCTGACCGAAGCAAAACTGGCTCTCTATTCGACGATGCGGGCCGGGCGCATTAGCAAGACCGAACTGGCGAGACGGTTGAACTGCCATCTTCCCCAGGTGGACCGTCTGCTCGATTTACGGCACGGCTCACGGCTGGATCAGTTGGAAGCGGCATTCCGCGCCATGGGCAAGCAGCTATCCGTACAGATCCTGGATGCTGCCTGAGGCGCTCAACCTACCAACGTCCCCGGACTCACCTGCAGCGCGATCATCTCGCGTCGGCCTGAGTTGCTCTTCATGGCGTTGATCGCGCCCTGCGCCACAACGCGCCCATTCTGGACGATCACGTTGCCGACCGTCTTCGAGTCGATCTGGAGATTGACCACCGTCGTGCCGGGCCCGGCGCCTGAGGCGACGCCGCCGCCGATCCTGTCGAGCGTCGGAAGGCCGCCCAGGCCGGGGAGGGCGGCGCCGTTCGAATATCCCGGCGACTGATATAGCGAGCCGCCAACCTGCACAACGTCGAGTGGGTGAACCGTGGCGGGCATGCCCCGGGTCGGCTGGCCCGTGCTCATTGCGTACAACTGGACCAGGTCGCGCACCTGCTGGCTTCGGATGGCCATGTCGAGGTTGCCGCCGAAGGCCTGCCTGGCGGTGTCCACTATCTGCTTGAGCAGTCCCTTGTCGGAGATGTCGACGCCGTACAGGGCTTTGATCTTTTCGCGCGCCTTCTCCTCCGCGCTCTTGACAAACAGCCGCGCTAGGCCGGCGACGAACCCGGCGCCGGCGCCGATGGCCGTTCCCAATGGCCCGCCGAATTTCGCGCCGATCATCGCGCCGCCCGCCGTGGTCATGGCCACGCCAGACCAGCCGCCGCGCCGCAGTCCTTCGAGTGCGAGGATGCTCCCGCCAGCCAGCAGCGCGCCACCCTGCCAGCCGCCGATCCCGCGCGCATCGGCGATTTTGGTCAGGTTGCCCATCTCGTCCAGGCGCCAACGCTCCGGCCGGTAGCCGATTTTGCCGAGGTTGCTCAGGAGGTCTTTCCATCCTTTGAAGCCGCCCAGGATGCCGACGCCTGCCTTCGAGGTGAGGCCGCCGCCACCGGCGTCGCCGGTGCTCGGGATGAACGGGGGCGTGCCCCAGCCGCCGACCGCCCCGCCTGGAATCGGCCCGCCCATACCGCCGAACACCGGCATCGCCCCGATGCCCAGCAGCCCGCCGAGAATGCCGCCACCTCCGCCGGAACCAGCACCGCCGCCCGCGAACGTCACTCTATGACCGGTAAACAGGTACATCAGCATCGCAGCCACGCGCGAAGTAACAACCTCTTTGATCGCCGTCAGCAACGCGGTCTTGAACGAGTTCGCGATCGCCGACCACACGGACTGCGATTTCTGAAGCAGCGCATCGAATACGCCGTCGGCCTGCTGCTTGAGCGACTCGAAGATCGTGCGGTTGTGCTCGCGCACCAGTTGAGCCGCCCGGTTGGCGGCATTCTCGCGCGCGGCCTGGATCGCGGCGTCCGTGGCTTCCTGGTTCTGCCGCCGGATGTCCTCGCGCTGCTGACTCAGTTCCGCGATCCGCGCCTTGATTGCGTCCGCCTGATACCCGAGCCGCTTTAGCGTCAGCTCCTCTTCGAGCAGCATCCGCGAGGTGTCCATATCGTAAAGGCGCTGCCTCACCTCGTGGACCTTCTCCAGGTAGTCGACCTCAATCTCTGCCTTGCGCTGCTCGACGGCGATCTTCTGCTCGAGCGTCTGTGCGTCGGCGCCCTCAAGCTCGCGGAGGTGAGCGTCGCGCTCGAAGCCGGCCCGCTGCTCCTCGAAGGCATACACCTGGCGCAGGTGATCGAGTTTGCGCTCGGCGATCTCGGCGTCGTTCTGGATGCGCTGCTGAAAGCGGCGCGCCTCGAATTCCATCGCGCGCTGGTGCGCCTCTTCTTCATCCTTCAGATACTCGGCCAGCGCCTGCTTGTTTTCGATCGCGAAGTGCTGCTTGAAGGCTTCGAGTTTCTGTCGCGCCTCGTCAATGATCGCGTTCCAGGCCGCCTTCGTAAGGGCAACGTAGCGGGAGATGCCGCGCTCATCGACGAACGTGGTGCGCTTGGCGATCGCGGCGTTGATTTCGGCGATGTCCTTGGCGAAGCCGGTCTTGCCAGCGCCTGCCGCGGCGATGGCCCGTTCCCGGAAGAACGTCTCGTTTTCGGCCTGGCGCTTCCGGATCTCCTGCGCGAGCTTCAGCGCGTCCACATCCGGCTCGCCCGCGATCTTGATCTTGGGCAGACCGGCCCCAAACTCGCCCCACGGCTCCTCTTCGCCGGGCAGCAACCTGCGGCCGGAGACCAGTTCGCGGATTTGCTCGTCCGTCATCCCGCGTTTCCGGAGGTCGGCGAGGGACGTCTTGCCGGACAGGAGTTGCTGCCGGAGCGCGGCGTTCTCCATCTCGCGGCCGCGCGCCTCCAGGCCCTCCTGCATATCCCTGTACGACTTGTAGACAATCGCGCCTGCGGTGACGACGCCCGTGATGAGCAACGCCCAGGGATTCCGCGTAAGCGCCAGAGTGAGCGCATCGACGGCTTTGGCGATGCCCAGAATCTTGGTCGCGATGGCGTAGGTGGTGAGGATGCCCGCCAGCCAAACAGCCATCGTGCCGAACTTTTCAATCCAGGTAACGTTCTCCTTGAGCCAGCCGACCAGGTCCGTCAAGTGGCCGACGACGGCTTTCAACTCGCTTTGGAAAGCGCGGCCGACATCGTCCTTGAGGTCCTCCAGCTCGCGCGAGAGCTTCTCCATCTGGCCGTCGACGCTCTCGGCTTTGGCCGCGGCCGCACCCTGAATCTCCGTCGCCGCCCGCATCACGGCGTTGTAGCGGACCTGCTTGGCTTCGAGGTCGGTGAGCGTTCGGCCGCGCTTCAGCTCCTCAACTTGAACTGCCTTGTTCAGATCGACAAACAGGCTCATTGTCCGCAGGCCGCGGCTCTGGCCGGTCTCGATCGCCAGCATGATTTTCTCGAAGGCCTCGGCGGCGCCGATGCCTTCCGTGCTCACGGCGGCGGCGTCCTTGGCGACGCGCGCGAGGCCCTGCGCCTTCTGCAGGCCGATGTCGGCGATGATGAGCTTCTGGACGCTGGTGGTGGCGTCCTCCGAGGTATAGCCGACCTGGCGAATGGCCTCGATGGCCTTCGTTGCGGCGGCCGCGCCGTCGCCGTGCGCTTTAGCCAGAGTGCGCGTGATGGAGACCAGCCGGTCTTCGTGCGCCGCCTGCCGCGCAGCCCCAATGGTCCACTCCTTCCCGAAGTCGATAACCTTCTTGATTGCGTCCGCGAGTAGGTTGCCGGCCGTGGCGCCTTTTACCATCGAGGCGGTCATCCCGTCGATGCCCTGCGAGGCGCCGCGCGCGGCTTTCGTGGCGGTCGCCTCGATATTCGACAGATTGGTATTGACGCTCTTGATGGACTGGTTCGCCTTATCGACTTCGATGGTGACGACCAGCTCGAGCTTGTTATCGGCCATGGGAATTGATTCGCTCTTGATCCAGCCGCTCGCGCTCCTCTTCGAGGATCAACATGGCGTAGAACTCGTCGGCGCGGATCTCATCGAGCGAGATTTTCACGCCCAGCTTCAGCGCAGCCCGGAGGTCGAGCGCGCGGCGGATGAGCAGACCCCTCTCGCTCGACTGCGCGGCATCGAGTCTGTCGAGCGGGCAGTGGTCGCAGCGGCCGCCGTCCTCCGGCGCATCGGGACATAGGCGCGGATCACACAGTTCCTCGCGCCGCAGGGCCCAGTGGACGAGGAAGCGGAGGGAGGGCCGCTCCGGCCACTCCCCGTTCAGAAGTTTGGGCCGCGGTCCTCCTGGAAGCCGGCGTCGAGCGCGTCGATGGCGGCCTTCACCGCAACGGCCTGGTGGATGATCGGGACTTCGCCGGCGTAGCCCTCATTTGAGCGCACGAGCTTCTTGTAGAGCGCGCCCGCGGCCGCCAGGTTGATCGTCAGTTCCTGCTTATTGAAGGGCAGGTCGAGAATGCGCGCAAACGCGCGGCGGTACTCGAAGACGTCCTTCGCCGAGGGCATCGCAAGCACATGGGCCGGGGCGCCTCCAAGCACACGGAGCGTAATGCGGAAGGCGTCGCCGGTCTGGACGACGTCGTCGACCTCGGCCTGGCTCAACTGCTCGATGATGCGGCTGGCCTCGAACGGGTCTACCTCGACGGGATCCTGCTCCTCGGCGCGGATCTTCGCCAGCAGGGCGGCGTCCACGTCCTCCGAGTTCGGAACCACGGTTTCGGAGATGCCGCGACCGAGTTGCTTGATGATCACCTTCCGCCGCCGCTGGCGCTCGGTCCACTCCTCGTCGGAGGGAAAGCGCAGACGAACCGTCTTCACGCCTTCCGGAGTCCGCAGGTTCATCGTAATGGGTTTCGTTGCGTCAAACATGGGAGGCTCCTACTGGCAGATGTTGTCCACGCCGCACTTGGCGACGGCCGAGACGATGCCGTTCGTCGCGTCGTACATCGGCAGGCACTCGACCGCCACCGTCACGATGCCGTCCGTCTCGCCGACCTCGGCGGTCGCAAAGGAGACCTTGTGCCAGGTGATCTCGAGCGAGTTGTTGGCGTCATAGGTGAGCGACAGCACGGCCGTGCCCGTGGTCTGGTTTTTGAGCTTGGTCAGTTCCGTCGAGCCGCTCTCGAAGCGCGCGGTGAAGCGCAGAGTGCCCTGGCGGTTGCCGAACTCCAACCGGCCGCGGATCGCGCCGCTCGTGGCGTCCCCGGCGGTCTGGAAGCCCGAGCCCGGATAGAAGCCCGCGTCCATGCGGACGTTGTTCTTCCAGCCCGTCTCGAGCGAGACGATGTTCTTGTTCGAGACGTAGTCGATGCCGTCGATGCTCAGCGCGAGCGAGGCCGAAGGCAGCAGCTTTTCGAGAGTGGCTGCCGGCATCACAATGCCGGAAGGCTCCGTGACCTTGCCGGAGCCGGCAAACTCGATCGCGATGCGGCTGTTCGTGCGCCCCGGCCCGCTGCCGAGCGTGATGGTCCAGCTCTCGATGACACAGCCGACCGCCATGCGGTCGAGGACAACGCCCGCGCCCGGGCGGATCTGCTCGACGAAGGAGAAGTAGGGCAACTCGGCAGCATCGCCGTTCGCCGGCATCAGCGGCGTGCAGGTGTAGGTGAAGTTCGGCGTCGCTCCCGACTTCACAACCTTGCCCAGCCCAAAGGCCATCGCCCAGGCCGCGATCTCCGCACCCAGGTATTTTTCGAGCGTGCCGGAAACATCCCACGATGTTTGGAAGGACTGGGTGGGGAACTCGTGGCCCTTGCCGTATTCTTCGGCGTCGTTTTCGGTATTGAGCTTCGGGTTGGCGAGCGCGGCGTTGAGCTTGCCGAAGCGCCACATCCCCGCGCCCGTGTTCGCGGTCGCGATGTCGGTCTGCTTCTGCTTGCCGAAGCAGATCAGGACCTCTTGCAGTCTAGTCGTGGACATCTTCTTTCACCTCCGGCTCGGGCGGCGCGCACTGAGACCACCCCGCGTTCATCATAGGTACGAGGACGTAGGGCGTCGCATCGACTTCTTTCGGCTCGCCCTCGCCCCAGGGCGGCCGCAGCCACACCGTATTGCGTTCACTCATCTCCAATCTCCGTAAACGTGATGGGAACCTCGAAATAGTCCAGTCCCTCGGCGTCGGTCTGCCGCTGGGTCAGCGGCAGGTCCATCGGATAGCAGGAGGGATGAACGGCGGCGTTCAGCATCGGCACTTCCGATCCCGCCGGAACGCCTTTGGTGATCAGCCGGAACAGCCGGTAGTACGCGGCCGGCGGATCGCTCTCGTCCGTCTCCCGCGCCCGCAGATACAACGTGACCTGGTGCTTCCAAACATCCACGCTGCCGAACGTGCCGGGCGCCGTGCCCTGCCACACGGCCATCACCGCCGGAGCGGGCATCGTGTGGATCGCCTGCGCCAGGCTCGCCTTCTTCGGATAGTGGTCGTGGTAGGCGTAGATGCGCTCCGGATCGCCCTCCATCTCGGCGACGAGATCCGGAATCGCCCGCAGCAAAGCGACCAGGTTGTCCACCAGTTCGGCCGGATTGATCATCGCTGCCTTCCTCCAAGCGCACGTTCAACCAGAAGCGTGTTCTTCATCTCATCGAGTACTCGCCGCGCCGCTTCGAGCACGGCGGCTTTGTTTTTGGGCGAGAAGACCACCCAGGGTTCGATCTTCTGGTTCACCCACGCCTTGATCCGGTCCTTGCGGGTCGAGAGCGACGCCTTGGCGCGGTTCTCGCTGACCGTCCGGACCATGAAGTTGCGGAGCATGTCGCCGGTGAAAGTGAGATTCCGGCGATTGCCCTTGCCAAGCCGCGTCTTGCGGATCGCGTATCGCTTGGTAAGGGGTTTCGCCGGCGCATCGTTCGGCCCGAGCGCGGCGCCCACCCGATTCTTTACGGCCGCGACGCCGACGTTGCCGATCTTGAACATCTGGTGCTGCCGGAAATTCAGCCGGTCGAGCCGGATCTGCTTCTTCTGCCAGATGCGCACCGAAGACATGGGTCAGGTCTGCCGGAGCCGAAGCACGAGGCCGCCGCCGTGGTCGGCCTCGATGTCAAACACCTTGTAGGTCACGCCATCGACGGCGACGCCGTCGCCCCGCTGCGGAGGCGTGCCGAAGGCGGCCGTTCGAACGAACATGGCCGCATACACGCCCGGCGCATTGTCCTCCACCTCGCGCGTCGGTTCGAAGATCGCCCGGACGGTGGCTTGCCCGCCGGCCTGCGGCAGATACGTTACGTCCCTACCGAAGACCCGCAGGCAAGCTTCGTCCATCCGGCCGATCGCATCGGTGAACGCCATCAGGAGAGGAACGCCCCGTTCAACCGCACGCGGCCCGTGGCGTCGCCGTCGGCCGCGGCCTTCACGGCCACGCCGATCAGCTTGTTACCGGTGTTGGTCTTCGTAATGCGCTTGTTGGTGTCGTCCCAGTAGACCAGCGCGCCTTGGGAGAAGCCCGTGCCTGCACCCGTCTCGCGGACCAGATCGAACACTCCCGCAACCTGAAACTCGCCCTCTTCGCCGTTGGCGTAATCGTTCGACGCCACGCCGAAAATCGAGCCCACCAGCGCGCCGCCTCCGGAGCTCACCGCATAGGGCGCGGTGAGCGTCAGCGTTTCACCTTTCTGCACGTAGTTCTTCATGTGTCAGTCCTCCTCGATTACGCACCCGCGTTCTTCTGAAGCCCCCGCCAGTCGATCGCCTTGGCCCCGAAGTCCAAGCGCGCCTTGATCTCGACGCCATCGACGTCGAAGCCCTGCCGCGTCTCGATGTACACGCCGTCCTGGCCTTCCAGATACGCGTACTCGATCGTGTCGATCTGGTCCGGCGAGGCGAACAGATACCAGGCCGTCGTGCTCGCGGCGTCAAGCCGCGGCTCGGCGATCGGCGTCAGCGCGCGGATGTAGTCGGGCACGAGATCGGCCGATTTCGCCGGCGCGAGGTTCGGCGCGATCATCTGGAACGCAGTGAGTTGCAGCGCCACCGGCACCACCAGGTAGCGCGGCTGCACGTTCAGCACGGTGACGCCATCGAGACCCTTCTGCTTGGCCATCGCTGCCATGCCCGCTCCGAGTCCGGCCAAGGCGAGCGCGCTGCCCGCGCCCGTGTTGAGGTTCGCGTGGTTGGCGTGGAACAGCGCCACGCCGTCGCCCATCGCCGGGTTCGAGGTGATGATGCCCCACACGGTGTCGCTTTCAAGCGTCGCCGCCGCCACGCCAAAGCCCGCGGGGATCCGGGTGAAGGCGCTCAGATCGTCGTTGATGATCGTCTGGCGGGTGATCGAGACGATGCGGCCGTAGGTGGCGAGCTTATAGGTCTCCTTCGATTCGGCGATCGAGCCGTGGGTGAACTCGCCCTTTTCGTTGACCTTCATCAAGCTCGGCGCTTCGCCCAACTGCACGGCGTTGATGTTCTTGAAGTCGACCGCCGAGCGCCGGCGCGAGAACGGCAGGAACGTGCGCGGGTAGGCCTCGTAGGCCTGGCGCAGCGTCTTGTTCGCGACGTCGGCGAGAATCGAGGGGAAGTCCGAGGTTGAAAGCGCGAGCTTGGCGATTTCGTGGCGCGGCAGACGGCGCGTACGCGTGCCGGAGGACTCGAGGCACTCCTTCGCCAAGTCGAGCAGCGTCTGCCCGGCCCAGTCGCGGCCCAAGTCATCCTTCAGCGGGAAGACCGCCGGATCGTAGCGGTGCAAGAGCGCCGCTGTGATACCGGCGCGGCGGGTGTCGGTTTGGTCGCGCGTGACGGCGGCCGTGGCGCTGCGAATCGGCGTCGCCTCGCTCCGCTTGGCGAGTTCATCGAGCGCCAGCTTGCGGAACTCCTCGACCGGCGTGCCCGCCTCGATGTGCTGCGACACGAGCGTTGCGTCGAGGTTGACGGCGCGGCCGACCTTCTCGATTTCCCGGATGCGCGCGCGTTCGGCCAGTGCCGCGGCCTGCCGCTCGGCATCGAGGTTGATCTTCCGTTCGTCACGGGCCTCTTCGCCCGTGGCGGTAACGATGGTTTCGTCCATCTTCTGCTCCTGTGGGCCAGTTGCCCGTTCGAACTTGAATCCCGCACCCGGGTCGGCGCCCACAGGTACGAGCGAAACTTCTTCCGGCTCCCAGTCGGTCACCAGCACCTGGCGCATAGCCGCGACCTGCGGCGTCACGTCCTCGACGGCGTGAATCGCCACGCCCATCGAGGCGTTGCGCAGGATGCCGTCCTGGACGTCCTGCCAGATCGGATCGACGTCGGCGCGCTTCGAGAACCGCACGGCCGCCTTGCCTTGGCCGTTTTCGATCCACGCCCGCGTGATCACGCCGATGACGTCGTCGACCGTGAAGTCGCGGTGCGAGTTGAGCAGCGGCGCCGAGCCGCTCGCCAGGCGGCCCATGCGCACTGCGCCCGGCTCCATCGAGAAACGCATCTCGTAGGGCCCGCGCGCATCGTAGCGGCGCACGGCTGCGCCCGTGTACCAGGTCAGCGTCGCCGTGCGTTCGTCGCGCTCGGCTGGATCGAGCGCCTCAAACCGGGCTTCCAGCCGTTCTCTCGTTGGGGTCATTTTGAAGGTCCTCGTCATTAAGAAGCCGGACAATTTCGCGCAACTCACGCTGAAGTTCAGCGACGGGCAGCTTCTGTTGCGCGCCGCTCTGCGTGACGCGGCGCGGGTCGCAGTCGAGCACGATGCTGCGCTCGTCGAGCAAGCGATTGATCTCGGCGATCTGCTCGAGCTGCGCGTCCGGGTCGTAGCCCTGCTCGGCGATGGCCTGGCGCAGCGTGAGCGTGCCCATGCGCAGCCGGTTCAGCGTGGCGACGGAGTCTTTGTACGGATCGACGCTGCCGAAGCCCGGCGGCGTCCACTCGGCGCGAAACGGACCGGGCTCGGGGATCACGCCCGCGGCGTAGGCCACCGTGAGAAACCGCTCCCAGACCGGCGCGCAGAGCATCGGGATGAAGGTCAGCCAGCGGAATCCTTCGATGCCGTTGCGGAAACTGAGCAGCCCGGCGCGATACGAGGAGTAGTTCACGCGCGAAAGATCGCCCGTCAGTTGTTCGTAGGTAAGATTCAGCCCCGTGGCGATCTGCGCCTGCTTCACCGCAACGTAATCCCGGTATCCGGCGGAGGTCGAGGGCGAGGCGAAGGTGATCTCCTCGCCCGGCTTCAGGTACTCGATCATGCCCGGCTCGAAGCTCTCGACGCGCTTGCCCGTGACAGGATCCGGCGCCGCTGGTGCGATCGGTGGGCCGTCCGGGCCCTGCGGCTGCGTCACGAACGCCGCAAAGCAGGCCTCGATCTTCTTGCGGACCAGCTCGGCCTCTTCGTACTCGTCCAGATCGCGCAGCGTCACCACCACCGGCGCGAGCCACGGCACGCCGCGCACCTGGCCGGGGCGGTCCTTGCGGTAGATATGCAGCACCTCGCTCGCTGGCACGCGGATGGATTGCAACGACGCCCCGCCGCGCACGCCCGTCTGCACTACGTCACCGGGATGCTGTCCGTAGAGCCAGTAGAAGACCCGCCGGCCGACCAGGTCGAACTCGACGCCTTGAATGATGTAGCCCGTATCGGTCTTCTGCGTCTTCGTGTGGTCGAGGTAGTCGGGCTCGAGCACCTGAAGCTGCAACGGGACCGCGAGTCCATCGCTTTCGCGCCGCTGCCGGAAGCGGACCAGGCACTCGCCGCTCTCAAAGATCGTTCGAGCGACGAGCGCCTGAAGACCGTAGAAGTCGAGCTGGCCGTCGGCGTCGCATTCATCGATCCATTCGGCCCAGGCCGTGTTGATAGCGCGATCCACCTCCGGCGTTCCGCTCCGCGCCTGCGCCGTGATGCCCGTGCCGATGGCGTTGCCCACGACCTCGGCCACTGCGCGCGCCGCGTAGGCGTTGTTGCGAATCAGGTCACGCGAGCGTTCACGCAGCTTCGCGAGCGCCACCGAAATCTCGGCGTTGGCCGAGTTGCCGGTCGTGACCCAGCCGCCCGTGCGCCGGTCGGTACGCGCGCCTTCGTATGCCAGGCGGATCAGATCTCCCGCGCGGCGTGCGCGCAGCCGGCGCAGGCCTGCCTCGGGCGAGATCCAGGAGATCGCCTTATCGAGCCAGTTCATCCTTTTGAGGTCTGAGCAAACGAGAAGCGATCGATCGCGGTTCCGGATTCCGTTGCCAGTGATTCCTTGATCACGGCCCGTGCCTGGAGGAGTTCAGCCATCGAGCGGTAGGTCACGGTGCGGTCGCCGAAGCGCACGGTGAGTTCGCCGCTCGCGATCGCCGTCTCGATGGCGTCGAGCTGTTGCTGGGTCCAGGGCATTCAGAACTTCCGCCGCTTGAAGTAGAACGTCGCTCGGGTCCCAAACTCGCGCACGACGGTGACGAGTTCCCACCCCTGCGCGCCATACTCGGCGAGCACGCCCGGCGATTCCGCTTCGCTTGTGATGACGAGGTACTCCCACGTAGGCCCGGAGGATTGCATCTGACTTCTGACTTTCATCGCGCGAGCCACTTCCTTCCCCGGTCGCCCAGCCACTTTGCGCGATTGGTGTCGTCCTCCGGCACGGGCCGCGGCCGGTTGGCCGCAAGGATCCGGTCGGCTTCGTTGTCGAGCGACAGCCCCATCGAGACAAGCGCCCGCAGCGCGGCGTAGGCGTAAACGCGCGCGTCGAGCGCCTCCTGCCTCACCCCCGGCTTCGGCCGCCACTCGCGTTTCGGCTGCCCCTTGGCATACGTCGTCACCAGCACTTCGCCAAGGAGTTGCTCGAAGTACGCCTCCTCCCGGTCCGCTGGAAAGTGCGAGTAGCCGGGCGTGCCCGGCGTCGGATTCTTGAGGCGCCCGTAGATCGTCTCCTTGGCCGTGTCCGTGCCCACAATCCACGGCTTCTCGCCGCGAATGTTCTTCGCCGTGGGCTTGCGCTGCCAAACCGGCAGCGGGCCACCCTTGCCCTTCACGGCGAAGATGCGCCGGTGATAGCGCGTCCTGCAGAACTCATACACCGCCTGCGATTCGTAGCCCGAATCGATCGCGCACGCCGCCACCGGCAGCGAGATCCCGGTCTCGTGCGGCCAGCGGCGCTCAAGATACGTGTCCAGTTCCTGCCAGACCAGCGCGCCCGAAGGATCGCCCGGCAGCACGCGGTACTCGATCGACCACGACTCTTCGCCGCGCCCCCAGCCCACGAGCTCCAGCTCGAGCCGGTCCTTCTGCACGTCGACGCCGGCCGTCAGCACCACCGCTCCATACGGCGCCGCCGCCCGGTAGTGCTCGCGCCGCGCCATCACCGCCGCCTGATCGACCGTGGTCTCGGCGGCATCGTCCCAGGGCTCGGCGAGCACCGTGTTCACAAACTCGCGCAGCGTCTCGATCGACTTCTTGTCGGCGAGAAACTTCTTCGCCAGCGCGCCCCACTTGCGCCACGGCGAGTACAGGCCGTTGATCCAAAATCCGGCGATGTCGGCCACTTCCGGCCGCGCCGCGCGCCACTCGCCGGCCTTGAGCATCTGTTGCTTCTGCCAGTTGGCGATGAGCTTCGAGCAGTGCTCGCAGCGGTACTCGGCCTTCTCCGGCGCGTCCTTGGGCCAGACGAGGTTGCCCCACGTCAGCACCTGGAACGCGCCGCAATGCGGGCACGGCAGCCAGAAGCTTTGCTGGTTCGAGTTGAGCCAGGCCTGCTCGATGCGCGAGGTGCCCTTGGTCGTCGGCGTCGAGCACAGCACGATCTTCCGGTTCCAGAAGTTCGCCGTGCGAGTGATGGCGAGGTTCACCGGATCGCCTTCACTGCCCGCGCTTGCCGGGTAGCGATCCACCTCGTCGAGCAGGCAGTAGCGGATCGAACGCATCGCCAGGCCAGCCGGCGAGTTCGCCGCAGCGAGCGTAATCGAGCCGCCCAGAAACTTCTTGTGCAGGATCGTGTTGTTCGAATCGCGCGAGCGCGCATCCGCCACCTTGCCACGCAGGCACGGCGTGTCGCGCAGCATCGGCGCGAGCCGGTCCTTCGAGAACGCCTCGGCATCCACCTCGCGCGGTTCCACGAGCAGCACCGGCCCGGGATCGAGTTCGATGATGTAGCCCAAGAAGTTTTCGAGCAGCGAACTCTTTCCCGATTGGGCCGCCCACATCATCACGACCGTCTCGTACGGGCTCGACGGTCCCATGGCGTCCATCACCGCGCGCTGGTATGGGGCCCGGTCCGTGCGCCACTCGCCCTTCTCCGCGGCAGACTCGGACGACAACCGCCGGTTCTGATCGGCCCACTGGGAAACCGTGAGGTCCGGCGGCGGCAACAGCACATCGGCCGCGAGGATCTGGATCTCGTCAACGCGCATACTGAACTGCCCGGTGAGCATCTTGCAAAGTCGATCTCACCTCCCGCATCAGTACTTCCCACACCTTGCGTTCATCGGTTAGAGCAGCAACCTCCGGCGCGACTCGATTGGGCAATGCCATCAGTGGTTCCTTGATCGCCACGAGGATCGCCTCGACCCGCTGGCGGAACAGATCCGTCTCCATCAGCTTGCCCATCTTCTGGTCGTATTCGATCTTGCGGAGCCGGGCCTTGAACACCATGTCGGCGGTTCTGGCCTGGGCAAAGGTGGTCCCCGTGGGAGCGGTTTCGACCGGCGCGGCGGCCACGCGTTCGGAAACGGGCTCGGGCCGGTCGTCGAGCACGGCGTCCGAGGCGGCCGCGTCCACCTTGCCGCCGCGCATCACCAGCACTCCGGCTTTGGCCAGCCGGCTGATGTACTGGCGGCTCTTGGCGCGGTGCCGCGCGTACTCGGCCTGGGTCATCAGCCTATCCGACATAGCGGCCCCTATCTGTTTGAAACGTCGCGAGATTCAGATGTTTGATTCCGCTTGATTCGACCGCGCCCCCGAGCGATGAATGGGGTCGCTATGAAGAACACGGACAACAACGCCACTACCGCCACCCAGATGGCCGAGACCTGGGCCAGGCTCGCTAGCGAATTCCCCTTCGACAAGTTCGCCGACCGCAAGACCGCAGTTGATTTGCTCTGGCAAGCGGTCGAGGCACTGACGCAAGCCACCACACGCCGGCAGGAGGACTGACGCCATGGCCATCGCGCGAGAAGAACTCATCGCCTGGGCCACGCGGAACGGCTGGAAGCTCGACCGCTGGGGCCATCTCAAAAAGGAATTCGACAACGGCACGCACCGGCTGAAGCTGAGCCGCATCGCCGTCCGGCACGAACTCGCTACCCCATTCGGGTGGGCGAGAGTTTCGAGCGGCTATTACAAGAACCTGCAACTCACCGCCGACGATCAACTCGCCGGCATGACCCGATAGAAAGGAACCTCACCATGACGACGTTTGCCATCGACACCGACAACACCATCACCGCCTACCTCGCCGGAGAGACGATCCCCGAGGGTCAGGCGCGATTCAGCACGGAAAAGGAACTCGCCAAACTCGCCGCCAATTGGCCCGCCGACCGCCTGGTCCAGATCTGGAACAGCTTCGCCGGCGTGGCTCCCTTCGACGATCTGAAACCGGTGAAGAAGTTCACCGACCGCAAGACGGCCGTCGCCCGCGTCTGGAAGGCCATCCAGCGACTGGACGCCGCCCCCGCCGCGCCACAGGCGGCCGGCGTTGCGCCGAAGGCCAAGAGGCCGGGCAAGGCTCCCAAGGCCGAGGACGCCGCGCCCACGGCGCGCGAGGGCTCGAAGAAGGCCATCGTGCTCGAGATGCTGCGCCGCGCCGAGGGCGCCACGCTCGCCGACATCCAATCCGCAACGGGCTGGCAGCCTCACAGCGTGAGGGGCTTTATCTCCGGCGCGCTCGGCAAGAAGATGGGGCTCACCGTCGAGTCCTTCAAAACGCCCGAGGGCGCCCGGGCGTATCGCATCGCGCAGTAGGACGCCCACCATGATGATCGAGTTCGGAGACCACGGCGAGGAGGAGCAGCGGCTCCTCCTCCGCTACTTGGAGGCTGCCAAGTCGCAGGCGCCTGCCATCCACACGCCGAAACCAGGTTGCCTCTGGCTCCTGATCGGCCGCCTCTATGCCGCCTACCTGCGCTGGCGCTACCGGACCGCACGGCAAAGGTTGTGACCGCGCGGTCACAACCTTTGCCCGATGATCATTCGGGCTCCGTGGATAACCCCGGCGCCCGCGCCCGGACGTGCGACCGGATCTCCTCGGCGATCGAATCCAGCCGCATGCGCAGTTTATCTTCCCGCAGCCGGCATTCGGCCGAGCGCACGTACAGGCCGTTCAATCTGGAAATGATTCGGTTCTCCTGCTCGGCCAGCTCCTTGCGCACCTCCGCCAGCAGAGCCCGGTTCTGCAGCCCGACATAGGCCCCGATCAGGCCGGAGATCAGCCCCGTCGCCGGAATCAGAAACTGAAAGAATTGCTCGTTCACGTTCGGCCTCGAGTAATCTGAGCTCGCCGTTCCAATCGTGCAGCGCCAGGCACAGGCCGGCGACGTCCGGGTGCCCAGCAAGGATCTGCCGTTTGATCTCCGCAATCTCCTGGCGGCATCGCTCGATCTCACGCTCGAGCGTGCACTCGTTCGTCGCGGATTTCATCGCAACTGCGTCCATCGCCTTCCAGCGTCGCTGCCTTTCCGGCATACTCCTGCCAGCGGCGGATGATCACATCGCAGTAGGGTGGATCGATCTCCATCAGGCGCGCCCGGCGCCCGAGCTTCTCACAGGCGATCAGCGTCGAGCCCGAGCCACCGAACAGATCCAGCACCGTCTCACCCGCTTTCGAGGAATACGTCAACGCCCGCACGGCCAGCTCCACCGGCTTCTCGGTCAGATGCACCATGGCGTTCGGACTGACCTTCTTCACGCTCCACACATCCGTCGCGTTCGTGATCTCCGGGTTGAACCAGTGCGCCGCGCCCTCGCGCCAGCCATAGAAACACCATTCATGGTTGCCCATGAAATCCTTGCGGGTGAGCACCGGGTGTTCCTTCACCCAGATGATCGCCTGCGAGAAGTACAGGCCGCATTCGGCGAGCGCCGGCGGATAATTGGCGCAGTTGGCATAGCCGCCCCAGATGTAGAAGGCTCCACCCGGCTTGAGCGCCCCCGCCAAATTGCCGAACCACTTTCTGAGGAGGACGTCGTAATCGCCGTCCTTCATGAAGTCGTTGGCGAGCGCGCGGTCCTTCGGCCGCATCTTCTTCGTGGTGGCCTTGGCCTTGGATGCGCCCCGGTGAACGTCGAAGCTCTGGTGATGTTGCAGGCCCGCAAACGACGACAACCCGGCGGCAATGGCGTTGTTGGAGCGCGGCTCGACGCGCACGTTGTAAGGCGGATCGGTGTTGACCAGATCGATGGGCGCGCCTTCCACCAGGCGCTGAACATCTTCGCCGTTCGCCGAATCCCCGCACAGCAGCCGGTGGTTGCCCAGAATCCACAGGTCGCCGCGGCGAGTGACCGGCTCCTCGAGCGGCTCGGGCACGGCGTCTTCCTCGGCGAGGCCCGCCTGCGAGTCGGGCTCCTGGGCCAACCAGGCGTTGAGCTCCTCGTCGGGGAATCCGAGCACGTCCAGGTTGAACTCGTCCTGGCGCAGATCGACGAGCAACCCGCGCAGGAGTTCTTCATCCCATCCCGTGCCCGCCAGGGCGAGCTGGTTGTCGGCGATCACCAGCGCCCGCCGCTGCGCCTCGGTCAGGTGATCGAGCACGATCACCGGCACTTCGTTCATGCCCAGCTTGCGCGCCGCCTGAAGCCGCGCGTGCCCGGCGATGACCACGCCATCCGCGCCCACGAGGACTGGATTCGTCCAGCCGAACTCGACGATCGAAGCCGCAATCTGAGCGACCTGCTCCTCGGTATGCGTGCGCGGATTGCGAGCGAAGGGGACCAGCCGTTCGATGGGCCAGCGCTCGACCTGGATATCGGTCTTCACTTCTTGATGTAGGGCGCCTTGGCCGGCGTGCCATCCGGGTTGGCGAAGTGCGCGAGCACGGCAGCCACGCCCTGTACGGCGGACAGCCCGACCATGGCCCAGAACTTCCCGCGCCCGGGCAGCAGGTCAATGGTGGCATTCAGGCCTTGCGCCACCAGCGCCAGCATCTGAATCGCAACGTTGACAGAGAACTTCATCTTTGTGAGCTCCTGGAATTGGTGAATGAGCGGCCGTAGCCGCCACCAGATCCGCAGTTCGCGAATCATCGATTGTTCGAAAAGAGGGGCGGCCCCGCGATGAGGTGCGCAACCGCCCCTTCATGCGCCTGGAGGAGAAAGACTACTTGCGGTTGGCGAGCGCGTCGGCAACGGCCGCGGCAACCACCGCGCCGATCGCTTTCAGCGATACGTCGTCAATCGAAACCGCCCGCGCGGTCAGCGTATCGCCCGCGCCCTGCTGGATGGGATTCCACTGGCCGTCGATGGCGATGTCGCCGTGGCGCACGGCCTGCTTCGAAACCAGGTTCGCCGTCTCGACGGCGTTCTGGAGCGCCTGCGAGGCGATCTGGTTCAACCGCGTCTGCTCGACGAGTGCCTGGCGCGCGGCCTGGATGTCAAGGTCCTGGTAGACATCGTAGGTGCGCTTGATGTTGGCGAACGTCACGCGCTGATTTTCGCTGTGGGCTGCGCCAGCGGTAGCGCTCGTGTTCTTGAACGATTCGTCCGTCCCGGTCTCGAACTCGCGTTCGGCCTGGTTCGGCGTGGCAACTTCAGGCATGGTGGTAATCTCCCTTCGAAGGTTGGTTTTGGATCAGAAAGGTTGGCCAGTTACGGTGTGGACGGGTTGAACGCTCATCGCCGGCGGCAGGTTCTCGGTCGTGGCACCCTGTCAACCACGGCGAACAGACCGGGTGACGGCTCAACAGATTCCGTAACAACCACTTGCATCAACCCGCGTCAACTCGCGTCAACCTGGTTTTTGACCCTGGCGGTAGCCGCAGCGTGCAATCGGTCTACCCGCCGCCGCGCGGCCGTTCCGAGGACCCGACGGAGATCGGATTGCAGCCTCATCGGCCACGAGATCATCGGCATCGCCCGTCGCGCCGCAAGCCAGGCATCGGAACCGCTCGCCGGCATCGTGGTAGCCAGTCTGCGGGCAGATGCCGAAGTCGTACTCCTCCATGATTATTTCGAGACTGCCGCATTCGGGACACATCGGAGATCTCCAGGCCGGTGCGGAACTCTCAGTTTGAGGAACGCGCCACGCGCCTTGGCGACGTAGCGAGCTCCGATCTGTCTCTTGCGCCGCCTCACGTAAGTCCGCATCTACGGAATTTCCGTAGATGCGCCGCCGCTCCGCCAGTCGGGTGCATCTCAGACCCCCTGCGTCGCCAGGAACGTATGCCGGCTTGCTCCCTTCCGTCGGCCCATGCCCAGCAACACGTGCGGCGTCACCATTGGCAAGTTCGCCAGTTCCGTGAGCTGCGCCATGCCGGTGTGAGCCGCGCGCTCGTACCAGTAGCGGGTCGTATCCACCGACTTCCGCGCGGAGGCGTGCCGGTGGTCCGACGGGATGAATCGAATCGAGATGCCCGGCTCCACCCACTCGGCTCGCCCCTGAGCCACAAAGCGCTTGGCGCGGTTCTTCGAAGTGAATCCACACCCGGCGACCGGGTTCTCAATGCGGATGGTTTTGCGCATGGTTCTGGTGCAATGCCCAGGTGGGATTGCGGGTATGCCCGCAAGCGAGATCGGAACGCGCCGCAGTCAATCGCCGGTGCGTCAGCGAGCCGGAGGCGGTTCAATGCTTCGTATCATCCGGCCCGTTTCTATTTTGTGTGAGAGCAAGCGGTCGAACAAGACTTCCGAAGATTTTCCGTAAGCGCCGCATTGTGAATCCGTTGCAGGCAATCGGAGAGGTTCACACAGATAAATGGCCGGAAAAGGTTTGAAACAAGTTCGCAGGTTTTGTTTGGAGAGTCGGCGAACTGGACGCGGCGTCCATCCGTGAGCAGGAACACTTGCCGGTGACCAGCAATCTCCGCGACCCCATAGTCGACCGTGATCCGCCGCAACTCGGCAGCCACCCGTCGCAGCCGCTGAAAAGACAGCCCGCGGTGGCGCAGTTCCGCGCACACGACCACGAACAGCGCTTGGGTGGCGTCGTAGATCCGGACGCGGCCGCGCCGCGAGGCGACCGCAACCCGTTTCTCTTCCCAGATCTGAAGTTGCCGGAGACTCACCTCAGCGATTCTGGCGACGTCAGCCGTCCTGAATACGAGCTCGCGCGCAGCCATCACAGGTCCACCTCCGTCAAGAGCGATTTCACGTCCGCGACGCTGCTGACCACAGCCACAACCGCCCCGGCGCGCCGCCACTCCTCGATCCGCTTCAACTGCAACGGCGTTGGCCTCTCGCCCGGGCGCTTCACCTCGAGCTGCACGCTGCGGCCGCGGATGCAGGCGTCGATGTCCGGATCGCCTGCCACGCCCATGCCACCGCCCCAACGCTTGCGCGCCAGGCAGCAGGGAAGACTGTTCAAGTAGGTCAGGATGGCCTTCACGATCGACCGCTCCGTGGTCATGCCCGCCACCTCTGGACTGGCGCGTAGTCCACAGCTTCCGCGGCCTTCTTCAGGCGTTCCCGGCGATACTCTTCGCAGATCCGGGCTACCTGACGCCGCCGCCACTCCTCTGGGCTGATCCATTCCAGGCCCTCGTCGTTGATGACCAGCGGCATCGAGTCCATCCGCAGCACACGCGCCGCCCAGCGCAGTTCGTCGAGATTCGTCCGCAGCGGATAGGCAAGGGCGTGCTGGCCCAGCGGCAGGCGGATGATGCGGATGCCGGCGCGGTTCATGAAGTCCTGCGCCCGGCGCACGTCGATCAACTCCTGCTTGTGCTCACGGACGAGCTGCTTGATCTCTTCCGGCGCGCCTTTGTCGATGCGCAGCTTGCCCTCTTCGTCCAGCCAGACGGACACCCCGGCCTCCATCAGACGGTCCAGGACGGCCTCAATGTCCATGGCGCCTCCGGGTGACGGATTGGTGACGGGTGACGGATGGTGACGGATTCTCGTATTTGGCGCTGATGCGTGTGTGCGCGCGCGTGTGCGCGTGCGTGGAAAGTGGGAAAAACCCGTCACATCCGTCACCCGCGCCTGGATCTACTTGTGCTCCAATGACTTGCATGGGTGACGGATCGAAAACCAATCCGTCACCACCCGTCACCAATCGACAGCGATCCGTCACCCGGCACGGTCCTCCAATTGGCAGACTCGACGTCAAACCTCTTCTCCTTCCTCGTCTTGGTGGTCGAAGCGCGCCTGCCGCGGCGCGGGCGCATGCTGCGGCGTGTCGTAGTGGTCCTCGGTCCGAAGCCCGATCCCGGAGTACAGCGCGCCATGCTTGGTCTTCGTCTTCGAGAAGCCCCGCTCGCTCATCAACGAAGCGAACGTCTTGTGGCTGACCGGCGATTCCCCGTACTGCTCAGCCCAAGCCTTGTACTCGCGGTAGAGCGAGAGCGACAGGGCCCGTGCGTTCGGGACCTTCACGCATTTCTCATCCAGGAACATCGAGAACGTGTCCTGTTCCGCCTCGTACTCCCGCGTGGCGTTAATCACTTCGTCCGGCACGCCCAGACCGTCGCGCTGCCATTCGAGGCATCCCTCGATCGCCCAGTTGAGGATGCCTGGTAGCTCCGACCGAAACATGGCCATCACCTCGTGGCGCCGCTTCTGCTGGGCTTTGGGAATGGTGTAGTCGAAGGGAACCAACTTCAGGCGCCGCCAAATGGCCGCGTCGCCGCGGATAGTCGGCTTGTGGTTGGTGGCGAACCAGATCTTGAAGGCCGGCATGAACTCGAAGAACTCGCCGTGCAGGAAGCGAGCCACCATGCGGTCGCCGCCGGTCATCTCCTTGATCAGGGATTCCGCCAGGCGGACGCCGCGGTCATTCTCAGCCGCCCACACGAATCGTGCTCCCCGCAACCGGGCGATGTCGTTCGGGATGGTGCCCTCGCGCCGCTTGAGAAACGTCTCGACAGGCGTCCGGCGGGCATAGTTGCCCAGGAGCATTTCCATCACCTCGACCATGGTGGATTTTCCGTTGTCGCCCCCGGGCCCGTAAAGGATGAACATCGCCTTGTCGCTGGTGATGCCCGTGAGGCTCGAACCGAGGGCGCGCTTTAGGAAGCCGACGAGGCTCTGCCGGCCGAGCATGATCATGTCGAGGAAGGCGAGCCAGTTTGGGCACTGGGCTGACCGATCATGCACCACGGGCGCGAGCTTAGTGATCAGGTACTTCTGGTCGTGCGGCCGGAGGCGCCCAGTCCGAAGGTCAATCGTGCCGTTCTTGACCGTGAAGAGCCAGGGATCGCTGTCGAAGTCATCCGGGTGCCGCGCCACCGTGCGGTCGGACTTCGCGAGCGTGACCATCGCGTTCAGGGCGCGATGCGATTCCGACTTGATGAGATGGGTCAAAAAGGCTTTCCGCTCGTCTTCGTCCTTGATCTTCTTGGCGAGTGGATAAAGGCTTCGAATCAGATCTGTCGCCCGCGCGAAGATCTCCAGACGTTCGTCCTCGGCCCACCGCATGCCGTCCCAGAGCAGCCAGCGCCCCCACGGTTCGCAGTACAGGATCGTGTTGCGGTAGCGAGCGACAAAGCGCCTGGCATTACCGAGGTCGGTGTACTTCTCGATTCGGGAGGCGGTCTCCGCAGCCGCCGGCGCAGGCGCAGACGGTTCCTCTGGCGCTTCGGAAGATTGCTCGGCGTCAGGCTCGGCCTGCGGCTCTGGTGGCGCATCCTCATCCTCCATCCGCCCGATCGCGATCGGCGAATTTACGTTGCCGCGGAACAGGCACGCGTCGCAGAACCGGGCGCCGCCGAGATCGGATTCCACATAGGCGCAGGTGACGGGCGCGACCTTCTCAGCGGATGCCTGCTTCAGCTTGCGTTGGGTTTCGCGTCGCGTGTACTTCGGGTGCGCCTGGCTCAGCTCGTGCGCCCACCGTTCGGCGTCCTCACACCGCGCGATCACCGTCAGCATTCGGTACCACTCGGGTTCCGGAAGAGAGGTGGCATCGTCCCGGCAATGACGCATCCAGGCGCACCCATCGAGGATCTGCGGCAACTTCGCCGGCGGCAGGTCCGGCGGCGGTTCGATTGGTTGTGGGTCGCCCGGATCATCGAGCCCGCCCAGGATCTCGCCAATGTCGTCGAGGCAATACGCCTGGTCGAAGTACTCTGCGGTTACCGGGCGCACATCGTCCGGGAGCTTGCGGTTGAAGGTGCCTGGCACGCGCAGCACGCGGCAAAGATCGGCGGTCGGGTCGATAGTCCAGCCTCGCGCACGCGCCTGCAGACGAAGCATATGCTGGAAGCGCCGCGAGAGCGATTTCAGTTCCTGCCGTTCGGCTTCGGTCTCGATAACAAACGGCTCGCGGAAGAGCCAGTACACCTGCAGCCCGAAGCCGCTTCGTACGATCACTGAGGGCGGAAGTCCGACGGCATCTACCAAAGACAGCGCTTCTTCCTCGCTTCCGGGAAGCTCCTTCGCCTTGTGCGCCGCTCCGCCGATGTCGATGTCGGCCCATACGCCGGGCACGGAGACCACGCCAGCTTCCTTGCCGCGGCTGCCATTGTCGGGTGCCTGGCCCTGCAATCCAACCGCTGCATACACGTCCTGCCTGGCGGCCCGATCGGCACAGTAGGCGACGGCGGCATCGAGGGCGCCCTCTTGCGCGAGAAGAAACGCCCTCGACGCCTTGTCCTGGCGGGTCCACACCACGAACCATCCTTCCGGCTCGGGACCGTGAACCCGCTCGATAAATTGCCGGATGGCAAGCGTGTCGCCCTCCATGCCCCCTCCGTGCGCCGGCCGTGTCAGATGATTTCGCCTTCACCGTGCTGGACATCTTTCGCTGTGGGGGCCGAGGGCGCCGATTCGAGGAACGGCTTGAGCATCGCGGCGTACTCCTTGATCCGCGCGGCCTGTTCCGGCGAGAGCCGGCCGCCGGAGGTGAACGTCGCCCGCGAGTACACGATACCCTGCGCGTTCTTCGTCTTCTCGAGGCCGATCTTGGTGATCAGGCTGTAGCAGGGCACGGCCTTCGAGGCGAGGCGCATGAAATACTGCCGCGCCGGCTTGACCGAACTCGCGGGCAGGCTCACAATCTCCGGCAGCAGGTTCTCTTCCCGCACGAAGAACAACTGGCGCACCAGCTTGCAGGCCTGGCCCTCGCCCTTCGGGTCGCTGCCGAACTGCGCGAACGGGCACTTGTGGCAGTCCCCGCCCGGCTTGCCCGTGCCAGTGCGAGCGTCGAGCGAGTAGCAGTCCGGCGGCATGTTGCCGTCCGACTGCTCGAGCGGCACGCTCCAGTAGGCGCGCGTGTCGCGCCAGGCGACGATGATGCCGGCGAGTTCCTTCACCATCTCCTCGCCGTCGAGGGTTTGCAGCGTCCACGCCGTGCCGCCACCGGCCGGAATCTTGATGCGCTCAAAGTCGGTGGCGCTCATGCTGCTGTCCCCGAGGTTGGCCGCCACCGCGTCGCGGATCTCGGCAACAGGCGTTTGAAATACAACGAACGGGCTGATCGTCGCTACTTGGTTCTTCTTCACGAGTTCCTTGCTTGCCATGGTTAGCTTCTCCTTGTTCTGAGTTTGAAAACCTCGCTCACGTCCAGGACTGCGGCCAGGGATGGTGGTAAAGCCCGCCCCTCGCGGTCGAGTTCCCGGACGTAGGCGCTGAGGGAATTGGTGTTGAAGGTCTCCTCGACGTAGTCGCCGAGGCGGCACCGCTTCAGGGCCTTGCAGACAGCCGGCTTGTCGCCGTCCTTGGCCTTGGCCCACAGCTTGCGCTCGACATACACGGTGCGCCCGTCGATGGCGACGCGTTCCATGCCGCTCTGCTCAAACTGCGGGAGCAGGCGTCCTTCGAGTTCGGCGGCCTCGGCCTTGATCGAATCGACCTCGGCCTCGAGTTGCCGGCGGCGCTCTTCAAGCGCGACGAAGCGTTTGAGTTCATCGGTGTTCATGGGAGTCCTTTCATCTGCTGGAGAACGGTGTTGACGACGTCGGAGCGGCGCGCCAAGGCCGCCATGACCTTCTCGTCGACGGTGCCCTCGGCGACGAGGTGGATGTACTCGACGGGCCGGGTCTGGCCGGGCCGGTGGATGCGCGCCAGGCTCTGCTCGTAAGAGCCGAGCGAAAAGCCGAGGGAGTAGTAGATCGCATAGCGGGCCCGAGTCAGATCGACGCCGACACCGCCTGAGTCGATCTGCACGGCGAGCACAGGCGCCTCACCTACCTGCCAGCGTTTCAGCTCGTCGACGCGACCGGAAAGCTCGAGCGACCGGCGGCCTGTTTCGTCGGCGACACGGTTTACGGCTTCGAGATCCTTGTGGAACCGGCAGAAGACGACCACGGGCTCGTCGGGCGCGATGTCTTCCAGCACGTCGCGCAGGAGGTTCATCTTGGCCGAGTCGATCTGCACGTCGTGCCCGTCATCGGTGCGGATGTAGCCGCCGGTGATTTGTTGGAGCCGCAGTAGCTTCACGAGGGCGTTTGCTGCGGTCACCTCACCGGCCTGCACTTCGGCGATGAGGTCACGTTCAAGCGAGCGGTAAACCTTGCGGGCCTCCGCGCCAAGCTGGCAGGTATAGGTGATGTGAACCTCGGCGGGCAAATCAAGGACGTCCTTGCCGCAGGCGAAGGTGACCGAGTAGAACTTCCGGTTGAGTTCATCCAGATTCCGGTAGGCGACGACTTGGTGATTCTGGTAGCCGCCCATCACGGCGTAATGCTGCCGGAACTTGTGGAAATTCCAGCCGAAGATGGACGGGTCGATGAATCGGAAGTAGGCGTAAACGTCGAGCGGCGAGTGCGGCATTGGCGTGCCGGACAGGCCCAGCCGGCAGCGCGCCGCCTGACCGAGCCGTGCCAGGAACCGGCTGGCCTTGCCGCCGGGCGCCTTGCAGCGGTGGATCTCATCGGCAACGACCAGATCCCACTTCTGCTTGAGGGCCCACTCGGCAAACGGCGAACGCCACGCGCTGTCGTAGTTGATGACAACCACCACCGGCACGCCGCGCGCCTTGCCGAGCCCAATCTGCCGCTCTGCCTCGGCCCGCTTGGCGCGCACACTGGCGAAGGAATCATCAAGCGGCACGACGAGGAACGGCACCTCCGAGTGCATCTCGAACTGTGGCCGCCACACCTGCACCACCCGTAACGGGCAGAGGACCAGGATCAGTTGAAACCCCTCCTCGACGCACAGATACACGGCCATCGCCGACTTGCCCGTGCCCATGACGGCGGCGATCATGGCGCCGCGCTTGCCGCGCCGGTAAAGGCTCCGGACGAAGGCCACGGCTTCCCGCTGGTGCCGCCAGGGCGTGGTGCGGAGCAGAACAGGCGTCATCGCAGCCGCTCCTTCACGCCGCCTGACCTTCCGGCTCAAGCAGCGCGATCGCCTCGGCCGTGGTGATGCCCGGGTGCTTCTCGAAGACCGGTTCGAGCCAGGCGTAGAACCACTCGGCTACCTTCAGGCGCGCCGTGTCGGCTTCGATCTGCTCCTTGAGCAGCGCGATGTAACGCCGGTGGTGCTCCTCGGTCGCCCGCGCCGTGGCCACGTAGCGGA